CTGTGAAAAGAACGCCCGCCATGTGCCTTTGGCGTAAGGGGAAACGCGCCTGGTTGAAGCCCAGGGGTTCGCGGTTCGATTCCGTGGGGGTGCACGGGGTAGTTGGTTAACGGTAAACCAAGAGCCTTCCAAGCTTTGACTGCGGGTTCGAATCCCGTCTGCCCTTCGGTAAACGCTCGCAGTCAGGATAGGCGCGGTTCTTCGGGATTGCGTAATGGCCTGGCCCACTGGGAGCCAAGCGAGTGTTTATGCCGCAGCGCACGGCCTGCGACTCCCCCTTCGTACGGGGGACGGCCCGGTTCGACCCCGGGTTGCGGCTCTGCTCGTAAGGTCACCACGCGACTGTCACAGGGAGCGCGGCCCTGAGGGGAAGCACGGCCGCTGCGAACCCGGGACTTGTTAAGCCATCCACATCACGGTCGTTAGCCGGCTGCCTCCGGGCGTGGCTCTTACACTGGCAAGTCCCATCTGCGCTGCAAGCATTGTGGTGATGCAGAGGACTCTTAATCCTCGGAGCGGGGTTCGATCCCCTGGTGGCGCACGCGCGGCTAGTCCAATGGCAGAGGCGCCGGACTCAAGATCCGGGCGATCCGGGTTCGAGTCCCGGGCTGCGCACCGTTTCCCTCTCGTTCAATGGCAGGACGCCTGACTCTGAATCAGGCAATTGAGGTTCGAGTCCTCGGAGGGAAGCTCATGTCCGGGTAGGCAACTGGCAGACCACTCGCCTTGAGGTGGCGTGATGCTGTGGGTTCGAATCCCATCCTGGATACCAATGCCCTCTCGTTTAACGGCAGGACGCCGGGCTTTGGCCCCGGTAGTCGAGGTTCGAATCCCCGGGGGGCAGCAGTGCCGCTTTAGCTCAGATGGCTAGAGCAGCCGCCTTGTAAGCGGCAGGTCGCCGGTTCGAGGCCGGCAAGCGGCTCCGCGCCTGACTAGCTCTAGCGGTAGAGCGTCGCCATGGTAAGGCGAAGGTCATCGGTTCGAATCCGATGTCAGGCTCTTTGCAGACGTGGCGCAACGGTAGCGTATTACCTTGCCAAGGTAATGGTTGCGGGTTCGAGTCCCGTCGTCTGCTCCACGCGCGGGTGGTTGGAATTGGCAGACACGCACGGCTCAGACCCGTGTGGCCGCAAGGTCGTGAGGGTTCGAGTCCCTCTTCGCGCACTAGGTGACCCGGTAAACGTGGCGCTGCCGCGGCAACCGCAATCCGGGCACTCCCTGGAAGGCTCGCATAGCTGGCTTATTGCGCTGCCCTGCTAAGGCAGTTCGGATAATACCGACGCGGGTTCGAATCCCGCGCCTTCCTCTGGATTCGCGTGAGGTACCGAAATGGCGCAAGCCTGTGAAGCGTGAGTCCTTCAAATGGAAGATGAACCTGGCAGGAGTCAGGGACCGGCCGGAAACCGGTTCGGCGCGCGAGCGCTGGGATTCGAGTTCTCCGTCTTCCGCGGAGGTAGGCCGGGAAACCCTGACAGCGGGGAGGTTGCCTGCCTGCTGCCTTGAACTCCTGGGGAGCGCGACGTACGGCTAACCCCGAATCCCGCCAGGGCACAGGACAAGGGCAACATTTCCTGTGCCCGATCCCCGGAAGGTACGCAGCCGGCGCTGCAACTCGCCTCGAAAGCGAGGGCGGGGTAACACCTGGGGGCTCGACACCTCTACCTTCCTCTTACGGGCTCCTCGTCTAATCGGTGAGGACGCGTGTCTGATAAGCACGTAATCGGGGTTCAATTCCCTGGGGGCCTACTGGAGCGTCGTTCAATGGTAAGGACGCGCCTCTTATACGGACGTGACTCGGGTTCGATTCCCGGCGCTCCTACTGGGATATAGCTTAGACGGAAGAGCGGCGGATTCATAACCCGTCAGGCCCGGGTTCGATCCCCGGTATCCCGACTATGCCTCTTTAGCATAAGGCAGTGCAGCGGGCCTTTACCCCGCGTTGTCAGGGTTCAAGTCCCTGGGGAGGTACTGCGCGCAGGTGTACCGGATGGTCACGCCGGCCTTCTAAGCCGAGAGGACGGGGTTCGACTCCCCGGCGCGCGACTCATGCTCGTGTGGACAAGCGGTGAAGTCACCTGCCTCTCAAGCAGGAGATCCCGGGTTCAAATCCCGGTACGAGCACGTTTCCAGGGAAGCGCACAGTCCGGACTGTGCTAGCGGTTCTGGCCGATCAGGAACGTATGCCGGGCGGTTCGATTCCGTCGCCGCGTTCCCTGGATTCATGACGTCCTGTCGATCATGGGTAGGTCCCGGTCCTTTCAAGGCCGAGAACAGGGTTCGAGTCCCTGTAGGACGACCGCGGAGTAGGGGAGCTCGGTGTCCCCGCTGGGCTCATAACCCAGAGATCGCGGGTTCAAATCCCGCCTCCGCTACCAATCTCCTATCGTTTAATGGGAGGACGAGCGGCCGTTAACCGCTTAATTCTGGTTCGAGTCCAGGTGGGAGAGCGGAAGCAGGAAGGGAGTACGCCTTCGCCAGGGAAGGTCTGGCACGAGAGAAGAGCCGTCCTGCTTCACCAATGGGGCTATAACTCAGCCTGGTTAGAGTGCCACCTTGTCACGGTGGAAGCCGCCGGTTCAAATCCGGTTAGTCCCGCGCAGCCATGGTGAAATGGATATCATGACAGGCTACGAACCTGTCGGTCTGGGTTCGACTCCCGGTGGCTGTACCAGCGCTAACTCCGGATGGCGCTATAGAAAACGTTCCGGGGCGAGCAAGCCCACTTAGCTCAGAGGCAGAGCGGCTGTCCTACAAACAGCGGGCCGGGATTTCGAAATTCTCAGTGGGTACTGCGCCGGAAGGCGCTCATGGCGGCGGAAGCAGGATGGCATTATGCGTCAGGTTGTGACCCTGTGTCCGCAAGGATTCGCGGGTTCAAATCCCGTTCGTCGCCCGTAAGCCGGGGTTGAGGGCATCCTCGTGACGGCAAGCCGGACTCAGGCAGGCTCCCGGCCCCGCAAATCGCGTTCAGCCGTGACCTGCCGGGTTCAATGGCCGCGGAAACCCTCTTTACTGACGAGTATGCAAGTGGTTCAAAGCATCCGGCCTGTAAATCCGGCGCCTCGGCTTCGTGGGTTCGAATCCCTCCTCGTCAACCGTGCCCCTACCCTGGATTGGTCTCCGGCGCTTGACGGCGTGCACGCTGCCGACGCTAGTGAGTATCCGTTCGAATCGGACAGGGGCTCGATACTTATCCTTGGCAGCGGACCTGCTGCCCTCCCTCCGAAGGAGAGTTACCCGGTTCGACTCCGGGCAGGGATACGAGGGGCCTCCCCGGGGCGCTGATGACAAAGAAGTACCGGGGATCATGTCGCGTTACTCTCCGGTGAGGGGGCCTGGCTGCAACCCAGGCTGACGTCCGGTTCGACCCCGGAACGCGACTCTGCGCCCCCGCCGGCGGATTCGGTCCAGGGTTTCCTAAACCCGGGTGCCTGGTTCGACTCCAGGCGGCGGCACCAGTTTGCTCATCACTGCTGAGTCTGTTATAGTATTCCCATGGAAGGCTGGGAGCCTGCGAGGCTAGGCGGATTCCGGCGTTCGACCGCGGGTAGCTCAGAATGGAAGAGCGCTGCGCAGATTACGCAGAGGCCGGTGTCTCGAAAGCATCACCGCGGACTATGGCGAGCAGCCTGGGCTGAGAAGCTCGGGTTGCCCGGTTGTCCCTATGTCGTGAGGTGGCGGCTGGAGACCCCGGCAGGCTCTGTCCGGGTGCACCATTGGCTGAGGCCGGATGATGACCGGGCCTTCCATGATCATCCCTGGTGGTTCCTCACCCTGGTCCTGCGCGGCGGCTACGCCGACCGGACCCCTGCGGGGGAGGACTACCTGTCCGCGGGGTCCGTGCGGTTCCGGCACGCCCGCTACCAGCACACCGTGATTCCGGGCCCGCAGGGTGCGTGGACGTTCCTGGTCACCGGCCGGCCAGCCCGCGCCTGGGGCTTCTGGAGGGACGGGAAGTTCCGCAAGGCCAATAAGTGGTTCGCCGCGTTCGGGCACCACCCGTGCTCTTGAAGTATGGTACAGTATCTACGAGCGTAGCCTCAGCTTCCTGATCGCTCCCGGCCGTGTTGCCGGGAATCAGCCTCGTCGTCGTCATATCGCTCCAGCTTCAGCCTCCTTGATCCGTGTGTCCTCAGGCCGCGGGCCTGCGTACCGGAAGTGCGGGTTCAATTCCCGCCGGCTCCTCCCGTGGAGCCGTAGCTCAATTGGCAGAGCGTCGTTACTCAAGAAAACGGGCCGTTCCTGATGGCAGCCAAGCGGAACAGCACTTGCGTGCTCAATGAGGGTTCGAGTCCCTCCAGCGGTTCACTCGCTGTGGCGTAATCGGAAAACGCAATCGCCTTATAAGCGATCATAAAACGCAAACAGGGACCCCCGGCCAGGGTAGTGCCGGGGGTCCCGCTTTTTTAAGGAGGGCACGTCCCCGGTGGCGGATGACGACGAGCACGTTCACTCGTATACGACGACAAGCTGGGAAGACAACGACACGGTGTACCTGCAATGGACGTGCGCGTGCGGTGACTCGTACACCACGTCCTCGAAGAAGTAGGAGCGATCCCCCAGGTGGCCTGGAGTCTTTTACGGTATAGTAGGCTGTACTACCCGAGGGGAAAGGAACCCCATGCAGATCGTACGTACGGAGACCCCGACCGGCGGCCCGGCGAGGACCCGGCGCGAGGAGATCGTCGCGCTGCTGCCGCAGGAGTCAGAGGCGGAGCCGGAGGTATACGCCGACTGCTCGGAGTCAGAGGGCTGGCCCTGGAGCAGTAACTCCGCAGTCTGCACCTGGGATGTCCAGATCGAGGCGATCCGGCAGCTCATCGTCCCGTTCGAGGCCCTGGACAGCCAGGCTGCGGGAGAGCAGGCGGACGGCGATGCCAGCCACGGCGGCGTGTACGTCTACCCGTTCAGCAACGTCTTCCTGCCGATCGGCAAGGGCGACGACGACGGCGACCTGAACTCTGCCAACTTCGAGCAGAAGATGCTCCGGGACTTCTACCGCAAGTACTTCGACGGCGGGACGCACCCCGTCCGCGGCGGCACGGAGATCATGGCGGCTATCAAGGCCGGCGACGCGCACTACCTGGGTGACGCCCGCGATAAGGGCGAATTCTACGACACTCCTCGCGGTGACCGGCCGGTCCGGTTGCGTGTGGTGTTCACGGACGGCGCGCTGAGTGATGCGGCCAAGTTCCTGAAGTACCTCGCGCAGGCCACGCTCAGCCCGAAGGGCTACGGCTCACACGGCGAGTGGGACGAGGTCTGGGCGATCTGCATCCTCGGCGAGGCCGGCGGCGGCGGGAAGGCCGCCTACGACCAGTACGCGGAGATCGCCGGAACGCACCCGTGGGTGCACGCGTACTACTTCGAGAACGTCGCGAATCCCGCGGAGATTGCTGAGGACATGGCCGTGGCGGCTATCCCTGCCCTGGCGTAATCAAGAATGAGAAGCCCCCGGTTACGTGGCTCGTGCCGGGGGCTTCACGTTTTTCAGCGGGGACTGCACCTTCTTCTTCTTCTTCTTCTTCTTCTTCTGGAACTGGCGCCAGCGCGACCGCGCCCGGTAGCACGGCCAGATCACCAGTCGGCGAGCCGGGTAGACCAGCAGGCGGTGCAGCCGGCGGCGCGTACGGGACTTCCGCCAGGACCGGTGCCCGATGTGAATGTGCGGCACGTGGCCGCGGCCGGCCTGCCAGTCGCCGGACCAGGTGCAGGCGTACGGCACCAGGTACCGTGCGTCGCCGCGCCGGCGGGATACCAGCTCCCGCTCCCGGATGCAGATCCGCGCGATGGCCAGCCAGGCGCGGGCACGGCTGGGGTACGTGCGCTTGCGCCCGTGCTGGGCGAGCCAGTCACTGCGCCTGCGGCTCATGGCCCCCGTCCGGGGGAGTTACCTCCAGGAACCCGCCAAGCCGGTCGTAGATTCGCAGCAGGTTGCAGCGCGATCCGAACTTGTCATAGAACCAGCGGCAGTACGCTGCTCCCGCGGCCAGCTGCCCGGCGTATCCCAGGGTCTGGTGGCAGATGATCGCCCCGCCGCCGGCCAGGGCCTCCCGGACCATGCCCTGGACCCTCCCGGCGCGCAGGTCCATGAGGTTGCCCGCCCGGCCGATGCAAGAGGAGCACTGCTCGCTCAGTAGCCGCGGCTGCCCGGTCCCCGGGTCGAACACGTTGCGGCCCGTCATAGCTGGGCCAGGACCTGGCGGCCGATCTCCTGCGTCATGTACGGCGGGATCGCTTCGGCGACGTCATCGCGGTTGCGCATCCAGTCGATGGCCATGGCCTCGCGGACCGGCTCCTTGCGCTCGTGGCCGGAGACGCTGACGTACATGCCCGGCTTCCAGTGCCCGGCCTTCGCCGCCGGAACCGGGTGATTCCACAGGCACCACTTGTTGAACGGCGTTGCCGAGTGCTGCTGCCAGGGCGGCGCGGGCGGCTGGGTGAGCGTGATCCCGTTCCCGGCCTCGAACAGGCGGTGCCGGTAGACGGGCTTGCCGAACATCTGCCCGCACAGCGTGACCGGGTCCTTCAGCCAGGGCCGGGCGGCGGCGACGTTCTCGATGACGTACGGGAGGCCAGTGCGCTCCAGCAGCTCGCGCCCGGGGCCGATCAGGTCCGGGTAGCCTGTCGCGAGACCTGGCCGGCACCGGCTCATCTGCGAGTAAAACTGGCAGGGAAAGCTGACGTGAATGAAGCTGAAGTCACGCAGGTCGCGCTGGCTGGCGAGTAGCTCCATGATGTTCCCGGCACCAAGCCAGTGGCCGCCCGATAGCTCGTAATCGCGGGCGTGCCGGGGGTTCAGGTCGGTTCCCCATACTTCAAATCCGGCGTCGATGTATCCCCGGGTAGCCCCGCCGGCTCCGCAGCACCCGTCAAGCATCACGGGACGTGGATGGGTTTGCCGGCTCATCCAGCTCTCCAGGCACGGCCGGCAGTACGCGGAGCGGTCCAGCCCGGCCCAGTGGCCGCAGGACCAGCAGTACCCGTCAATGGATCATGATTATCCGCCATTTCGCCAAGCTTCAGAGTCGATGACCTGGCGGTCGTTGCCGTAGTTGTCGTAGATCACGCGGGCCAGCGCGATGACGGCGTCCTCGTAGGTTCCGGCGCCGCCGTCCAGGGCGCAGTCGTGCCAGGGGCAGTCCCCTTCCCCGTCTGGCAGCAGCTTCTCCGGGCCGAGCTCATACCACCACTGGGTTGCGGTGTTGCGGGCCGCGTCATCTTCGTGCCGCCCGGTCTCCGGGCACACCCGGTGCGGGGTGATCTCCGGCCACCCGCGGGTCAGTGCGCCGCTCTCGGTGAGGCGCGTCACGTGATTTGCCGGGTAGCCCGCCTGCTGGCGCCCGCGGAACTTCCAGAACACGGGGTGGCGGTCGACGTACGTCCACGCGCTGAAGGCGTCCCCGGGACTCGCCTCGTAAGCGCGCACGGCTTCCTCCCAGGGGCCGGCCACGCACAGGCGCCAGTATTCCGCGTAGTGACCCGGATTCAGGCCGGTCCACGTGTAGTGCAAGACCCGGCCCTGGTCGTCATAGGCGGGGATGCTCCTCTTCCCCCCGGCGGCGTGCCACCGCGGGTCGCCCTCGTCGTGGCTGAGGCTCACCTCGGGAAGCGAGTACTCCTTGTGCGGGAGGCTGGTCAATCGTCCCTCCGGGCAGTCGGCCTGACAGCATGCGGGGATTTCCGCACAGTGCCAGGAGTGCGGAAATCCCCACATGTGTCCTTTAGAGTATAACACCCGGGGTACGCTGCCTTCATGGCTCACTTCCGGCCAGCCCCCCGGTTCACGGCGGGTTACTCCGGCAGCTGCTCCGGCTGCGGTAACGTCCCGGCGCCGCGCCGCGGGGGAACCTGGGCGTACTGCCCCGTTTTCATGCGCGCTCACTACGATCCGCCCATGCTCTGCGCCCGGTTCCGTACGCTGAAGGGGTACAGGCGGCACTGGCGGAGGCATCATGAGCGATCCAGCGGTCTTCGGGTACCTGGGCCAGTCGGTCGAGGACTCGGTCCTGCATGACCTGGCCCGGCTGCCGGAGGACATGCGCGAGGGCGGCGTGGCCAGGATCGCGCTCTTCTGCGCGCAGCAGCTCGACTCGGCCGCGGTGAACGGCCTTGCCCCCCGGGATGCGGCAGCGTACGCGCGGGAGCTGCGGCTGGCGCTGGCCCAGCTGCGGGAGATGGCGCCTGGTGAGGTGAAGGGCGACACGACGGATGAGGTCCGGGAGCGCCGCGAGCGCCGTCTCGCCGAGGGCGGGTAAGTCTTTTAGGGTATAGTTCAGGTATGGGTTACTGGCAAGTGCGCGCTGAGTCGCAGGCCGGCGCGGTAGTCACGTTCAGCCTGTCCGCGCAGGACAGTGATGCCGCGGAGGAGGCCGCCCTGGAGCGGGCCCCGTTCGACCCGCACTGGATGTCCGTCGTCCAGCTGCTGCGCCCTCCGGCCGGAAGCGGCGGGTGAGGCTGCCCAGGGAGGCGCCCTGTAGTGAGTGCGGCGGTACGACGCGGCGTCATTCCGGAGGGTGCAGCCAGGCGCGAAATTCTCATGCCGGGTACGGTCCCGGGCTGACGGGCAAGCCGGGGACCTGCGGGGCGACGACCCGGAAGGCCGGAAAGCTGACAAGCCACATTGACCATAAGTGCCCGCTGAAGCTGCTGACGGGCGGCAAGCCTCACCCGGGATCGCACGTCTGCAACATCCCGAGCTGCGAGGTGACCTGGTATTAGGAGGATGTCGCAATGGCCACGCCGTGTGATTTCTGCGGGGGGACGACGAGGAAGCACGCGGGCAACTGCCCGTTCGGGCCGACTGACGCTCCGCGAGCTGATCCTGGCAATAAGCACAAGGGTCATCGCCATGACTACAAGCCGAACGGCACGCGTGAGGGACCGGTGACCAGGGAACGGCGCGGCCTGCGCTGGGTGAAGGTCCGGACGACCTATTACTTTGAGCGCTGTGGCGTACCGGACTGCCCGCAGCCGGACCGGACGGCAACCTCCACCCGTGACGTGTGAGCTTGCCTTACCGGTGCGGCCACCAGGAGCCGAAGACGGAGTGCAGTGCGAGGAACAGCAGGCCGAGGACGGACAGGCCCTGCCAGGTGAACGGGACATGGCCGCCTGAGCCTGCCCAGTACAGGATGAACGCGACCCCGAAGAGGATCGCGCTGATGATGCCGAACATGCAGGTCACCTCCTTACGGGAGGCTACCCCCGGAAGTCCTTGTTGATGCGGCACGGGGACGGTAGCGTGTAAGAGTCTTTTAGGGTATGGTGATGTCAGATTTCACGCCCCCTCAGCAAGGAGACTCACGTACCGATGACTTCCCGGATAGTGACGGCGACCACAGTCAGTGACGCCGTCAAGGACATGCTCCGCCGTCAGATCAGGGCAGGGTGGACGTCCGAGCGCATCGCCTGGGCGATGCAGCAGCTGGGGCACGAGGGCTGGAATGCCCATACCGCCACCAGCTTGACCAGGCCAGGGACCAGGCCCCTGTCCGTGGACGAGGCGCTTGGCCTGATGGCCGCCCTCAAGAGCCGCAGCAGCATCCTCGCCAAGGAGGCCGGCCGCCTGGAGGCCATCCTGGTCAAGAAGGAGGAGGCGTCCCAGTGATCAACCCGGACCCCTTCAGTGTCAAGGCCGTTCAGATTCCCGGTGCCCCCGAGGGGGTGACAATGCGGGCGATCATGATGACCCCGGAGATCGCCACCCTGTGGCGGCTTTCCTCGCAGGCCATGCAGCGCACTAAGCGGGAGGTCGTCAGCAACGCCTACGCCCGCGACATGGCAGAAAAGCGGTGGAAGTTCAACGGCGAGACCATCGTCAAGGACAAGCTCGGCAACCTGGTTCAGGGCCAGCACCGCCTGGAGGGAGTCGAGAAGAGCGGCCAGGCCGTCCTGCTGCTTCTGGTGGAGGGCGTTGAGCCCGACGTCATGGACACTTTCGACACGGGCCTGCCGAGGTACTACTTCGACATGCTCAAGGTGAAGGGCTACAGCAACGTCATGGGCGTGTCGTCAATCACGCGCGCCATGTGGCAATGGGACAGGGGCCGTCTCATGATGGCCATCGCAGGCGGGGCCGAGCGCCCGTCCCGCACGGAGCTGGACGCCTACCTGGCGGCCCACGATGACGAGATCCGGGCCGCGGCAGCCTACGCCGACCGTCTCCGGCACCGCGTGCCGCTGCCCCAGTCGGTGCTGGGCACGGCAACTATCATTCTCAACCGCATCAGCGTGGAAGCCGCGTCGGAGTTCTTCAACAGCCTGGCCTACGGGGCTGAGCTGGCCGAGACCAATCCCGTCCTGGTACTGCGCAACCAGCTGTACCGCTATCTCAACAGCGGGAAGCTGCCGACCGTCGATGAGCGCCGGGCGTACCTGTTCGGGGCCTGGAACGACTGGCGCGCGGGCGAGAAGCGCATTCGCATCCAGCCCTGGCGGGGGCAGCTCACGTTCAAGAACTACCCCGTCCCGAAGTAAGGAAGGGAACTACGTGAACAAGATCGTAACTGCCGCCTGCGCCGCGGCACTGGCTGCGGCACTGGCCGCCTGCGGAGGCGGCGGGGGCAGCAGCTCCGGCGCGGCGCGGTCGGCCGCAGGCAGCATCGCGGCCAACCCGACCGTGAAGGCGGACGAGCAGGCCGCCGCGAAGCTCATCCAGGGCTGCCTCACGGCGGCGCACATCGCGGACGTGAAGTCCTGCATCCTCGGCAAGGTGTCCAAGGACAAGCGCACGGCCCTTGGCCAGTGCCTCGCCAGGGACGCGGCCGGGGTGGTCGGCCGCGCTGATGCCAGGGCGAAGTTCGCGCAGGGAGCGCAGGCATGCGTCACCACGGCCCTGGCCGTTCCCGTCCCGGGGGCCTCCGCGAACATCCCCGGGGTCACGGTGACGCCGGGCCCGAGCGCGTCATGAGTACCCCTGAGCAGTTCCCGGCGACGGTCGCTGACCGCTCGCCGGGGCTGGCCGGCGCTGCTGCGTACTCAAGCTCTTACGCCCCCCGCAGGACCTTCCCGGTCAGCACGGAGGATGCCGTGCGCGGGGATGCCAGAAAATGCCCGGTCGCGCAGGCGTGCCGACAGATGTGGCCCGGGTGCGAGCCGCACATCGAGGGCGACGACCCGCACGTCATCCTCGCAGACGGTATCCGCATCCCCGTCCGGCTGGACCCGCGCCTCATTGAGGACATCGGCAGGTTTGACCGGGGCGAGGACGGCTGCTTCACGACGGGGTCCCTCGTGATCACCGGAGGGGAGTTCTGGCGATGAGCTCACCGGAGGCGATCGACGTTACCCGCGAGGATGGCGTCACCCTTACCTGCGCCCGGTGCGGGGTGCAGCGCAGCCTGCCGCGCAACTGGCGGCAGCTCATGCAGGAGGACCCTCTGACGCCGCCGGACTGGGACGGGGTCCTGCGCTGCCAGGCCAGCCACCTGCCTGAGCCGATGCACGGGTTCGAGGGCGTGGAGAACGAGGACGGCCAGTACAAGCGCTGGCGCGGCCGGTGCGCGTGCGGCCACGAGGCACCGTGGACGGCGGATAAGGACGCAGCCTGGGAGGAAATGGCAGCGCACCTCCTGCCCGCCCTGCTCGCCGCGATGGCCAGGGGGCAGTCATGACCTTTCGCTATCGCTACTTCGTCACCGGGTTCAGCGACTCCCGATCGGGCCTCAGCGGCCGGATGGAGATGATCCGATGACTACCGCGGAGCTGCTCCGCAAGGCTGCCGCCGCCCTGGACGACGGCTCCAGCCCGCTGGATAACTGGTTCCTGACGGAGAACGGCGTCACCATTGACCAGGCGCATGCCCTGGCCGGGCAGCTGGCGATCGGCGCCCGGGTCGTGGCGGCGGGCATCGAGAGCCCGAAGTCGGTCCAGGGTGCCGCCATGCTGCGCACCATGGCCGCGGAAGTGCTCAAGAGCGAGGAAGGGAAGAAGTGAGCATGGCCAACAGCGGACCGTCGTTCCTGCCGCGCGAGGACCCCCCCGGCAGCAGCGAAGCCGCGTGGAATGCCTTCAGGGGCCTCATCGCGGTCGCGATCAGGGACTACCCGGCCTACGCCGGCCGGCCCGGCTGGTCTTACGGCCTGGACCCGCTGGACTTCGAGGACTTCGTCCCGGAGCTGGCGGACTACATCATGGCCGTCGTCACGGGGAGCGCCCGGTGACCGCGGAGAACGGGCTTGATGCCCTCGCCGACCGGAGGCGGGCTGCCAGGGGCCGGAGCATCCCGAAGATCAGCCTCCTGTCCGCCGCGGGCATTGAGTCGGCCGGCTGGGGCATCGTCATTGCCCACCTGGTGAAGTGGGCCGTCTCGTTCGGGTACTTTGCCACCTGGCAGCTGAAGTACCCGGGGCCGCTGTACGGGAATGGCAAGCCCTACCTGCTCTGGTACGGCAAGGACTTCTGGGACCGGCTGCCCGTCCACGTCCAGAACGGGCTCCCCGGTGAAGTCGCCGTCTTGTGCGGCCTGGCAACTGCGGGAATCCTCATCGCCATGAGCTGCCTGGCCTTCGCCAGGGCAGGTGAGGCGGGCCGCAAGGCAGTGCTCGCGACAGGCGTCCTGGCGGCGCTGGCCTGCGGCTGCCTGACGGCCCTGGAAATCGCGCGCCTCCTGTCCGGCTGGCACGTGCACTGGTTCCCCGGCGGCGGCCCGGAGCCCGCCTGGTGGATCACGTGGCGGCACGACATCCGGGACGTCGGCATCACGCTGATCGCGACCATCATCGTGCGGCTGATGTTCGCCAAGCCGAAGTACGGCGTGGACGACAACCCCGGGCCGGCCGTCTACCTGACCAGGATGCCGCTGGCCATCGGCGCGGCGCTCATCCCCGTCGCCATCGTGGGCGTCATCGCCTGGAAGCTGCCCTGGCTCACGCACCATGGCGTGGAGGTCCCGGCCCGGTACGGGGCAGCGGCAGCGGCCTCCAACGAGTGGCTCGCGGCGGGCACCTGGATAGCCAGCGTGATGGGCATCCTCGGCGGCCTGGTCGCGACCCGGGTCATCCAGCGGGTCGCCGACGACATCCAGTGGTTCTGGGCGGAGCGCTCGGCGGCGAAGCTGCGGGCGCAGGGGTTCCTGTCCACCGGGCGGGTGATCGGCACGCCAGCTCACCGGCTGCGGGTGCACTGGCTGCTGGATAACAGCCCCGAGCTGCCCGTCCGCAGTCCCTGGCTCGTGCGGATCATGGTGGCCATCGCGTTCCTGTCCCTGCTGTTCGCGGGAGCCGGGGCGTGGCTCAACCTGGCCGGCCCGGCGGCGCACTGATGGGGCCACAGGACTGGCGGCTTCTCGCCCGCGTCCTGCGCCTGGGCGGAAGGCGGACCTGGGGGATTAACGAGCCGGGTACCCGTCACCTGGGGTCCATCCTGGAGGCGATGGCCGGGGAAGCTGAGGCCATCGCCATGGAAGAAGAGGAGGTGCGCTAGCCGGGATGGGCGTTAAGTTCACGCAGACTCCTGTCGCCCCGGGCGACCGGTACGGGCACCTGGTCATCGAGCGTGAGGTGGCCAGGGGCCCGTACGGGCACGAGACCCGGCGCATGGTCCTGGTCCGCTGCGACTGCGGTGACCTGGTCGTGAAGGTCCTGAAGGACCTGCGCGCGGGGGTGAGGTCCTGTAGCCCGTCGTGCCCGCAAAGGTATGTTAAAGTCTTACCGACGAGTGCTCCTGTCGTTGGCCCGCGTTTTTCCGGATGAGGGGCGACTCAGGAAACGGCGGCTTCCCGTGCCAGCGGGAGGCCGCCTTTTTAGTTGCCGGGACAGACTGGATTAGACTGGCCCTCAATGCTGCGGCCTGCGGGAGCCAGCCGGGAACTGATTCCTGGAGCCAGCCATCGCCGCCCAGCTGTTCGCCCGGCCGCTCGTCTACCTTCCGGACGGGTCGGTCTACGAGGGTGAGCTGACGGGCAGCCAGCTGCCCCGGCTGTGGACGTCGCCCGAGCGGCACCGGGTCAAGGACCCCGACTGCCGTACGTGCAGCCAGCGCGGGTACCCCAGGCTCGGCTGCGGGGACTACGCCTCGGCTGAGCTGCTCCAGTGGGCGCCGTCGTGCGGCTATGACCTGGACCTGTGGCAGCGCTGGTGGCTGACCGAGGCGTGCGGCGTCAAGCCTGACGGCCGCTGGGCAGCCTTCGAGGTCTGCAACATATGCAGCCGCCAGAACGGGAAGAACCAGCTCCTGGAAGTGCGGGAGCTGGGCGGCCTGTTCCTGTTCGGCGAGCAGATGATCATCCACACGGCGCACGAGTTCAAGGCCGCCGCCGAGCACTTCCGCCGCGTCCGCGACACCATTACCTCCTATGATGAGCTGAGCAGGCGCGTCAAGCGGGTCATGACCAGCCACGGCGACGAGGCCATCGAGCTGCGGCCGACGCCGACCCTCATCTTCGGCCCGGGGGGCGCGCGCGTCCGGAAGTCCGTCACTGCCCGGCTGCGCTTCCTGGCCCGCTCCCGCGGCTCCGGGCGAAGCTTCACGGCAGACTGCGTAGTGTACGACGAGGCCATGTTCCTGAGCGACGAGCAGGTTGGCGCGTCCATGCCCACCATGCGCGCCGTGCCCAATCCGCAGATGTACTACACGGCCTCGGCGGGCATGAAGGACAGCGTCCAGCTCGCCACGGTCCGGCGGCGCGTCATGCGGGGCGACCCCACCGTGATGGGGGCGGAATGGTCGATTGACCCCCACCTGGACACGTGCCCGCGCGACGAGGTCCACGGCCGCAAGTCCAATCATTACGTCACCTGCGGCAGGCACGATGACCGGGACGACCCGAGGTCCTGGGCCAAGGCCAACCCGGCGTTCGGCCGGCGCATCTTCTACGATCACGTCCGGCGTGAGTTCGCGGCCATGTCCCCCGCCGCGTTTGACCGGGAGCTGCTCGGCGTTGGTGACTGGCCCGCGGAAGAGGAAGCCTGGGCGGTCGTCACCGAGGCCGCCTGGGAGGGCTGCGCGATGGATAACCCCGGCGGGGCCACCCGGCCCGTGGCGTTCGCGGTCGACGTCAACCCGGAGATGACGGTGGCCACCATCGCGGCGGCCTGGGAGCGCCCGGGGCCGCCGGAGCTGGTGGCCGTGCCGAAGGTCTATGCCACGGACGGCTCCGAGCGCAGGGGGCAGCCGCCGCCCGCCCGGCAGGCCCGGGTCGTGCTGGAGATCCCCCGCGGCTGCTCGCGGGAGGGCACCAGCTGGGTAGTGCAGCGGCTGGCCGAGCTGAGGAGGCAGTGGCGCCCGGTGGCCGTCTGCATCCCGCGCAACGGCCCGGCCGCCGCGCTGGCCGACGCCGCCGCGCACGCGGGCATTGACGTCCTGGTCGCCACCTCCGGGGACGAGGCCGCCGCATTCGCGCTGATGGTCACCGGGATCAGGGACAAGAAGGTCATCCACATGGGACGGCAGAACGCCCCTGCGCTGTGGAGCGCCATCGCCAGCGCGGAAACCCGCGACATCGGCGACGGCGGCCGGGGCTGGTCCCGGCGCAACAGCGAGGAGGACATCACGCCGGTTACCGCGGCGACCCTCGCCTACTGGGCGCTGAACAAGAAGCGGCGCAGCTACGACATCCGCAGGAGCATCGCATGATCTCACGGGTTTCCCTGGACATCATGAGGGCCCGGCGGCTGGCTGCCTGGCATGAGGCGAAGGACCTGGTGGAGAAGGCAGCCCGGGAGGACCGCGCCTTCCTTACCGCCGCCGAGCAGTCGCAGTGGAGCAGGCTTACCGATGAGATGACGGCCCTGGACGCCCAGATCAGGCAGCGCCTGGAGCTGAGCGCGAAGTTCGCGGGCGGCCGGCTGGTGGCGGACGAGGCCGGGTCCCGGCACGGCTACGCCCTGCGGGCCAGGTCCCTGACGCTGGAGGAGATGGCGCCGTGACAGGGCAGGGCATGCAGTACCCGCACTGTGACCAGCGCATTCTTCACGCGCCAGGTGAGTGCCAGTACTGCGATGCGCACCCGGACTGGCAGGAACTGCGCGCTTCCTGGCACATTGCGTTTTCCGGTCATGCGCCTGAGCATGGCGAAACGGCGTGCCCGGCCGACCTGGCGGTGCTGTTCGGGGAGCGCGGGAACTATAACTGGTGGGGCGGTAACCGGCCCTTGCCTGAGTTATCCTGCCGTCATGGCCATTACCGCCCAGATCCCGGTTGACGAGATCACTGCCCGCGCCCGCGAGGTGAAGTTCTCCCGGATCGCGCTCACGCTCATCATGGGATTCTTCTACCTGATCGGGTGGGCGGCGGGGCATGCCTGGCTCGGTGTGGTCATTTGCGCGCTGTCGGCCCGCCGCGGCTGGCTAGAAGGCCAGGGAATTACCCAGGCCGTGGCAGTGCCGCCGCGAAGATGACTTTCAGTATTTAATAGTCGGTTACCGTATTACGGTAGCGGCCCTTTTCCGCTGGTGTGTGCTAAATTCCCAGCGGTGGCGTACGCTTGCCGTTAACATACCCGCGGCCATTCTCCGGAGCCGGGACTTCTTGACCGGAGGGACCCGGGAACCCTGTGGGGCTGCTTGAGCGCATCCAGGCCGATCGCGCTGAGAAGCGCGCGATAACTGGTGTTCCCTGGCGCCCCTGGGATAACCCCTTCATCAAGTTCAACCTGGGCGGCCCGGTTCACCCCTCCCGTGCCGCTTACGGCCAGGACCAGGCGCTCGGCCTCCCCGCGCTGTACTCGTGCACCCGGCTGCTGGCCGAGTCGCTGGCCAGCCTCCCGCTGAAGCTTTACACGAGTCCTCCCGGGTCGGACGTCACCACGCGCTACACGGGGCCGTCACTCTTCGACCAGCCGAGCGCGGACACGGACGTCACGCTGTACGACTGGCTGTACCAGATGATGACCGCGCTGCTGCTGCACGGCAACGCGTGGGGCCTTATCTCCGGGCGCGACGGCTACGGGTACCCCACTGGCATTGAGTGGATTCCCCCCGAGCGGGTGTACGTGCAGGAGGACAGCCAGCAGCCGTGGAACCCGATGCGCACCCGCGTGTACGTGGACGGACGGCTGTTCCCTGACTGGCGCAGCGATCTCTTCCACGTCCGGGGCTACGCGCTGGCCGGGCGCACGGAGGGCCTGTCCCCGCTGCGCGCGTTCGCGCTGACCGTGCTGTCCGGCATTGAGTCCCAGAAGTACGGCGCGGACTGGTACCTGAACGGCGGCTTCCCCTCCGGCGTCTTCCAGAACCAGGAGCTGGAGGTCAGCCTGGAGGACGCGCGGGAGATCCGCGAGTCGCTGATGGAGGCCATCCACGGGCACAAGCCGCTGGTCGTCGGGCGTGACTGGGACTACAAGCCCGTGTCGGTACCGCCGTCAGAAGCGCAGTTCCTCGAAGCGACCCAGATGAACGCCACCCAGGTCGCCGCGGTCTACGGGCTGCCCCCGGACCGGGTGGGCGGCCGGCGCGGCGACTCCCTGACCTACAACACAGTAGAGCAATCTACATTGCAAGTGATTGAGGCGCTGCGGCCGTGGATCGTCCGGCTGGAGACTGCCTTCTTCCGGCTGCTGCCGCAGAGCCGCTTCTGCCGGTTCAATTCCGACGCGCTGCTGAAGACCGACCTGAAGACGCGCACCGAGATCTACGCGCAGCAGCGCGCGATCGGCATGCTCACCGTGGACGAGATCCGCGACATGGAAGACCGCATGCCGTACCCGAACGCCACGGGCGACGAGAAGATCCCCCAGGACGTCATGGTCGCCATGTCCCGGTCGATCCGCGGCATCCCGAATTCCATGCTGCCGAGCATCACCCTGGAAGTTGACCTGATCGCCGACCGGCTGACCAAGCTCCAGGGCGAGGGGCTGACCAAGCCGGAGACCGAGCCGTCCATCCCTAACCCGGAGGACTTCCTGTCCGGCCAGGTCGGCTCCGTCCGCTCGGCCGCGGGCGCGCCGCCGCTTCCCCACGCGATGCTGGCGCACTTGCAGGCACTGCTGGCCGAGCACGTCGGCCGCGAGGCCGCGGCGCAGATCCTCGATAAGTCCCTGGCCACCGCGGGAGCCGATCGCAAGCAGCCGGAGTTCATCGGGCCGTGGATTCCGTCCGAGGCTGACCTGGCGAAGGCAGAGGCCGTCCTGAGGCTCGCCGCGTTCCCCGTCCCGGAGCTTGCCTCCGCGAACGGCGGCAACGGCAACGGGAACGGGAGGCACTGATGCCCTGCGGCGTCTCGAACCAGGAGACCGGTGACCTGCGCGGGTGCCACCCGGCCAGGAAGCATGCGCGCAGCCGGCACAGGGCGCGGTGCGCCACCGGGGACGGCGCCCGCCCCCGGCGGCCGGCGCCGGAGGCACCCGGGGACGCGACGGCGGTTCCCGGTGACTGGGCAATAACGGGCGGGCTCACGGATGCAGCCCCGGACTAAAGGAAACGCGAATGGATGACGAGAGCCGGGCTGCGATGTCGGTGCAGGCCATGAACAACCTCCCCGACAGTGCCTTTGCCTACATCGAGGATGGCGGGAAGAAGGACGCCTCGGGTCGCACGACCCCGCGGAGCAAGCGCCACTTCCCCGTGCACGACGCCCCGCACACCCGTAATGCCCTGGCCCGCGCGCCGCAGTCGCCCTTTGGCAAGCAGGCGATGGCGAAGATCCTGAGCGCGGCGCGCAGGTTCGGCATCACGGTGCAGGGCAGCCAGCGCTCCGCGTTCGGCGAGGTCCCCCCGGACGGCTTCCCGGAGCGCCGGTTCACCCGGTTCCCGCTGGAGGTCCGCCAGGCGCACCCGGAGGACCCCAAGCACATCTACGGCTACGCGGCGTGCTTCGGCAAGCTGAGCCGCAAGCTGGGCGGCTTCGTGGAGCAGGTGTCCTCGCTGGCGTTCAACGAGTCGCGGGCCGATAACTGGCCGGACGTCGTGTGCCGGTTCAACCACAAGGACGACCTGCTGCTGGGGACGACGTACGCGAACACGCTGGACCTGCGGGTTGACGAGCAGGGCCTGCTGTACGACGTGATCCCGCCGCAGTCGCGCGGCGACATCGTGGAGTACTGCCAGCGCGGCGACGTCCGGCACAGCTCGTTCGCGTTCCGGGTGTTCCCGGGCGGCGACGAGTGGGGCGTGTCGGAGTTCAACTACCCGATGCGCACGCTGCTGTCGGTGCAGCTGGTGGACGTGGCCCCCGTGCTCGACCCGGCCTACCCGGACTCGACCGCGGCGGCCCGCGCGCTGAACGGCGCCGTGGAGTCGCTGAGCAACTGGGTGCAGGCGGACCCGGAGGAGGTCCGGTCCCGGCTGTCGGACGGCCGCGGGATGGAGTTCTTCAAGCGGACCGATAACACCGGGATGGCGCGGCGCTCGCTGCCGGCCCAGGCAGCGCCGGCCAAGCCAGTCCTGTCCGGCCAGCAGGCAATGCTCGCCCTTCAGGCCAACATGGAAGATCCCTTCGCAGACGAAGGGTGATTTCCGTGGCATGCTTAGCAGGAGTAAAAGGGCTAGGCAGACAACAGAATACCGAGAAATACAAAAATGCCGTGGTCGTAGCTGCTATAGGTACGGACGGAGCCGGCGAGGAATGATTCAAGGAGAATCGAATGGCATCAGAAGTTGCCAAGCGCCTCCGCGACCGCCGGCTCAACGTCTGGAACGAGGCGCGGGCTATCGCGGAGGCAGCGGCTGAGGAAAACCGGAGCTTTACTCCGGACGAGCAAGGCCGCTGGGACGCCATGCAGGAAGAGATGTCCACCCTGGACACCCGGATCAAGGCCGTCCTGGACACCGAGAAGCGGGCGAAGGACGCCGATGACGCCTACAACGCCATCGCCGGCAAGCCCGCGGACCGGCAGGCTCCCGCGGCCGTCGCCGCGGACACCGAGCTGCGCAAGTGGGCGCGCGGCGAGCCGGGTACCGCCCGGGTGCTGGACCTCCAGCACGACGTGGCCAACCGCGGTCCCATCAACTACCGCATCCTGACCACCGCAGGCGTCGGCGGCACGAACGCGTCCTCGATCGTGCCGACTGACTTCTACGACATGCTCATCGCGCACCTCATCGAGGTGTCCGGCGTGATGCAGTGCGGTCCCACCGTGCTGAACACCGGAGGCGGCGAGACGCTCCAGGTCCCGAAGACCACCGGTCACTCCACCGCGACCTCGGCGGCGCAGGCTGGCACGATCGCGTCCTCGGACCCGGCGTTCAGCATGCAGACGCTGTCCGCCTACAAGTACGGCGTCCTGCTCCAGGTCGCCCGCGAGCTGATTGACGACACCGCCGTCGACCTGCTGGGGTACCTCGCGATGCAGGCAGGCCGCGCGCTGGGCAACGCGTTCGGCACCGACCTGATCAACGGCTCCGGCGCGGGCCAGCCTTACGGCATCGTCAACAACTCCGTGGGCGTCACTGGCGCCACGACCGGCGTCGGCGGCGCTCCCAGCTACGCCAACCTGGTCGACCTGGAGTACTCGGTCATCGCTCCGTACCGCCAGTCGCGCAGCTGCTACTGGCTGGCCGCCGACAAGACAATCGGCGGGTTCAGGAAGATCACCGACACCGTGGGCCGTCCCATCTGGGAGCCGTCCGCAGTGCTCGGCTCGCCTGACCTGCTGCTGGGCAAGCCCCTGGTGGCGGACCCGTTCATGCCCGCCCTGGCAACCAACGCCCTGTCGATCGCCTTCGGCGACTTCAGCCAGTACTTCGTCCGCCTGGTCGGCGGGGTGCGGTTCGAGCGCAGCGACGACTTCGCCTTCTCCACCGACCTGGTGACCTTCCGCGCGATCCTGCGCGGCGACGGCACCATGGTCGACCGGACCGGCGCGATCAAGATGTTCAAGGGCGCGAGCTCGTAGTATGGCGCAGTCTCCTCAACCGAGGTACCGATGAGTGACACCCGTTGCCCGGTGCCCGCCCTGCGCGGGCACCGGGCACGGCCCCTCCCGGAGAAGAGGAAGAGCCAGCCGTGATGTGGATCGAGACGGTCATGCACATGTCCGGCACGCGGGCGAACGGGGACAAGTACCCGCCGGGGTTCACGCCGTTCGAGGTGGCGGACTGGGAGGGCGAGCACCTGATCCGCGGCGGCATGGCCCGTGCGGTCGCCACGCCGGAGTGGGCCGTGCCCAAGCCGCCCGCGCCGCTGCCGGAGAAGCCCGTGACCGTGCCGGGGCCCGTGATGCAGGAGCCTGATCCTGCGCCGCCGGCGTACCAGCCGGATGATCCTGAGCCGGAGCTAGCCGCCCCCGCGGGACTGCCGCCGGCGCCCGGCGACCCGAAGCAGGCATGGGTGGATTACGCCGTCACCCAGGGCATGCCAGCCGATGATGCCTCGCGCATGACCAAGGCTGACCTACAGTCCCGGTTCGGGCCGAGGCTGTAACCCCAGGCGTATCCTGAGCAGGAGGAAGGGAGCCAGACTCATGGCAAGCCCAGGAAAGACCCCGACGAGCGGCCGGCCGTACTCCGGTCCCGCCACCAATTCGGACCCGACGACTGAGCCTGGCCAGTATCCTCCCGGCCCCGACTGGAGCAACGCCATCTTCGGCGGCCAGCTGCCCGCCGGCACTGGCGCCCCGGGCTCGCCGACGAGCGCGGAGGCACTGGACCCGACGAACGAGAAGGGCCAGACGATCGACGGCCTGACCGGCGTCACGCACGAGGAGATCGTCAGCACGGGCGCCCCCGGCACCCAGGGCACCGTCCCGGACGTCGCCGGCAATGACGGCACCGCGATGACCTACACCAAGGCCAGTGACGGCATCGGCCCGTACGAGCAGGTCACCAGCTCCGACGAGCTGTCCGGCCCGCAGGATTCCACCCAGGCCAACGACGACGGCTACGCTACCGGCGGGCCGCAGCTCCCGGGCCTGAAGGGCAACGAGCCGCAGGCAGGCAGCGGACGGTACCAGCCCGGCGGCGGCAGCGTCATGCGCGGTGGCCGGGCCATCCGGGGCTAGCGTGCACGAGAAGCCGAGCCAGGCGTATCGCTACGAGCATTATGATCCCCGGAGGCGGTAATGCAGGACCTGAGCGGGCTGCTGCCTGACCCGATCAGCGCTTTGGTGCCAACCTCCCAGGAGGGCGGCAACATGCAGGCGTCGAACGAGCAGGCGATGACCGCTCCCGGCTCGGAGCCCGTGGACGTCATGCACCAGGCCGGTGACTATTTCGGCAACGACCCCACGGTCACGCCGTCCAACGCGGCTGTGATCGAGCCTGCGACGGACGGCAAGCCGCAGGCCAGCGGGCAGGCTCACGAGTACAGCCCGCCGTCGCCTGCCTGGAAGGCCACCGGCACGCCGAATGTCGTGCGCCAGCCGGTGACGGCCAGGAAGGGCCGGTAATGCAGAACCCCGCAGTTAACGGCCCGGTTCCCGAGTCGCCGCATGTCATCACGGCCTCCCCGGTGCAAGGCAACGTCCCGCAGCACGACTGGGACGCGACGAGCGACGCGACGATGAACGGCTGGAAGTCACTGGAGGCCAACGCCGGGACCGCGGACTTCAGCGGGACCGTGACGGAGGGCTTCCCGGACGGTCCCGGCCGCTGGAAGCAGACCTAGGAGGACGAGAATGCCACAGGCACCCGACCCGATCACCAGCCCCCCGCCCCAGCCCTGGCAGCCCTACGACGCCACCGCTCCCGGCGCCGCCGAGGACCAGGTCACGGCGACTACCATCTACGATGCCGTGGCGGGAGACTCCGCGGGCGGCCCCTGGCGCAAGATCCAGGAAGCAGGCGCGGCCGGGGCCCAGGGGGAGGCAGTCGCTGACGCCTGGCCGGGTAACGGCGCGTCTGACGGCAGCGCCTGGAAGCAGGTATAGGTCATGAGCGACATCGCACGCGTGTACCCGAACGGCCAGGAGCCGGCCAAGGGCGGCCAGACCGGCGGCCTGCCGTACCCGAACGGCTCGGAGAAGGCTCACGGCGGCAACGGCGGCCTTAGCCACGACTACAAGGATGACCGCACTAAGTAGGGTCTCCCTTTTCCAGCGCAGACGGGCTGGTCATGCCCAGCAGGGCCAGCTCGCAGCGTGACTACTTCAGGCGCGCGGCGAAATCGCGCCACGCCCGTGTGCTGAATGTCAGGACGGTGCCGTCGCCGTGCTGGGTGGTGTCGCGAACGCCGACCTTATCTGCGTCCGTTCCGACGCTGACGCAGTGCGGGCACTGCCCGTCACAGCGGCTAGCGATACGCCAGTTAGCCGTCATCATTTCCTTCTCCCGTTGTCCCTGAGTTCCCACGGTGGCACTTCAGGCTAATACTAAGCTCATGCCGCGAGCGAGTGCCGGCCTTCGCGGATCACCGGCTACGTCTGTTCTAGTATAATAAGGAAGTCTGCTAGAGTCGTCGCATGAGAATCCTCGTGACCGGTGGGGCCGGGTTCCTCGGGAGCAGCCTCGTCCGCCGCCTGGCCGGGGAAGGTCATGAGGTACGGGTCCTTGACGACCTGAGCCGCGGTGACCGGGAGCGGCTCCGCGGCGTGCCGTGCACGCTCATTGAAGGCGACGTGCGAAACTCGGCAGACGTCCTGACCGCGATGCACGGCTGCGACATGGTGGCGCACCTGGCTTACCTCCAGGGCACCCAGACGTTCTACGCCGAGCCGCGCGCTGTCCTCGACGTTGCGCTGCGCGGCATCCTCAACGTGCTGCGCGGCTGCGAGGTCACCGGCTGCGGGGACCTGCTCCTGGTGTCCTCCTCCGAGGCGTACCAGGTGGCCCCGCAGGTGCCCACCCCGGAGGACATCCCCCTCGTCGTCCCGGACGTGCTCAATGCCCGGTACAGCTACGGCGGCGGCAAGATCGCCTGCGAGCTGGCCGTGCTGGCCTGGGAGCGGGCAGGGGTACTGGACCGGGTGGTGATCGCCAGGCCGCACAACGTCTACGGTCCTGACATGGGCCGGGAGCACGTTATCCCGGAGTTCTGCAACCGGATGGACGAGCTGATCCCGCAGTACCCGAAGGGGGGCGTCATCCCGTTCCCCATCCAGGGCACCGGCCAGGAGACCCGGTCGTTCTGCTACATCGATGACTGCACGGCCCAGCTGAGCCTGCTCGCCGGCCAGGGCACCCCCGGCGGCGTCTACCACGTGGGCACCATGGACGAGCGCACGGTCGCGGACGTTGCCGTTGCCGTGGGCCGGCGCTATGGCCGTGAGGTCAAGGTCATGCCGGGCAAGCTGGCCAAGGGGTCGCCGCCGCGCAGGCTGCCGGACACGGCGAAGATCCGGGCGCTGGGAACCTGGCCGGAGACCTCGTTCGAGGACGGCCTGGCCGAGACGGCAGCCTGGTACCAGGCGCACAGCCTCCTGCCGCGGCAGGCTTGGTGACCGGTGACGTCACCGCCTGCGGCGGCTGCGGGGCGCACGGGCTGCTGAGGCCCTTCTTCGACATGGGGCGCCAGCCGCTTGCCGAGAGCTCCAGGGCAAGTGCCCGGTACCCGCTCGCCCTCGTGCAGTGCGCGAGCTGCCTGCTCGTCCAGCTCAGCTACATCGCGGACCAGCGGGAGGTCTTCCCGGAGGATCACCCGTACACGACGGGCAACTCCCGGGTGCTGCGCGAGCACTATGCGAACCTGACCCGGGACCTTGCCGGAAACCTCGCCCTGGGCGACCTGGTCGTTGATATCGGGGCCAATGACGGGACGCTGCTGGGCAGTTACCCGGGACCACCGCGCCGGGTAGCGATAGAGCCGACGAACCAGGTCAGGAAGTGCGGTCCTGGCATCACGCAGTACCAGGAGTTCTTCACCGCTGGCCTGGCGGCGAAGATCCGCGGGGAGCACGGGCCGGCCAGGGTCGTCACGGCGTGCAACGTCCTCGCGCACGTGCCGGATGTCCATGACTTCCTGGACGGCGTGGTGACCTTGCTGGCTGACGACGGGGAGTTCGTCACCGAGAACCACGACCTGGCGAGCATCACCGAGGGCCTTCAGATCGACACGATCTACCATGAGCACCTGCGGTACTACTCGGTGGCCACCCTCGCCGGCCTGCTGGAGCGGCACGGCCTGCGGGTCACCAGCTCGCAGGAGACCCCGATGCACGGCGGGTCGTTCCGCGTGCGGGCCCGCAAGCAGCGGGGCGGCCTCCAGCACCGGGCCGAGGGCGCCGCTGCGGCGCTGCGCGGGATGCTATGGAAGATCACCGTCCAGGAGAAGGAGAAGGTGTACGGCATCGGCGCGACCACCCGCGCCACGCCGCTCCTCCACTACGCGGGCGTTCAGAAGTACGTCACGTGCGTCTGCGAGGTACCCGGCAGCGAGAAGATCGGCCAGCTGATGCCAGGCACGCAGATTCCCGTGGTGGACGAGAAGCGGCTCATCGAGGACCAGCCCGCGTACGCGCTGATGCTGTCCTGGCACATCGCCGGCGACATCATGCCGAAGCTGCGCGCGGCCGGCTACCAGGGCAAGTTCATCGTCCCGCTTCCCAGCCCAGGGATCGCCGGTGCCTAGCAGCTTCCGGGACGACCGGGGCTACATCGAGGACCTTGTCGTCTCCCCGATTGACTCCGTGACGCGCATCATCACCAGGGCGGGCGCTGTCCGCGGGAACCACGTGCACCGGGAGACCGTGCAGTGGACGTACGTGGTCTCCGGGAGGCTCCTCATTGCTATCCGGCTCCAGGACGGGAGCATCCGCGAGCGTGAGCTTGGCCCGGGGGAGATGGCCCGGGAAGAGGCCGGGGCTCCTCACGCGTGGAAGGCCATCGCCGACTGTACCTGCCTTGTCTTCACCCGTGGCCCGCGATCAGGGGCCGGGTATGAGAGTGACACGACCAGGCTAGCCGAGGAGGACTGGCTGCTATGAGGGACCTGCTCGTCGTGGTGCCCAGCCGGGGCCGCCCGCAGAATATCCAGCGGCTGCGAGAGGCCATGGACGTTACCTGCCAGGGGTACACGACGCTCCTCGTTGGCCTGGACGAGGACGACGAGGAAAGCTACCCCCGGCTGGGGAACGTGCAGTATGCAGTCCGGGCCGGCCTGCGCGGCTTTACCGCCTGGGCGAATGAGCTGGCCGTGCCCGCCGTGGGGGAGTACCGGTACATCGGGGCGCTCGGTGATGACTGCGTGCCGGAGACGCCCGGCTGGGACGTGCGGATCATGGAGGCCCTGAACCGCCAGCCCTTCGCGTACGCCAACGACCTGTACCCGCTGCGCCCGCACGGCTCTCAGGTAACGCACGTCTTCACCAGGAGTGAAGTCGTCCGGGCGCTCGGCTATATCGGCGTCCCGGCTCTTACTCACATGTACGTGGACGACGCCTGGGGGGCCTGGGGCGCGGCCTGCGGGATCGAGTACCTCCCCGGCGTGATCATTGAGCACTTGCACCACTCCTCCGGGAAAGCGCCGGCTGACGAGACGTACCGGCGGGCGGAGGAGACCTCGGCGCAGTGCCAGGCAGCCTTCGCCGAGTACTGCCGCGGAGAGCTGGACGAGGATGTCCGCAAGATCAAGGCGGTGCTGTGACGTGAGGATGCACGGCAAGTGCGGGTGGCTGTACCTGGAGAATGCCGATCCAGTGCTCCTGCGGGAGTGGATGTATGACGCCAGCAGCTCCACCCTGGAGACCGTCCCTCCGGTGAACGTCGCCAGTGCCGTGCCTTTCCGGCTTTACCCGGCCGCGGCCATTTCCGAGATTCCCCCGCCTGCGGGCGACCAGCATTTCTGGGGCGTTATCAGGCCGGGGGGCCGGGTGCCGGGCATCCAACGCCATCCAGGAGGGTCAGAGCCCCGGGAGCTAGTTGGCAGGCTCGTCCGCCAGGTCTGGGTGCAGTGGGCGCGAGAGCAGCCGGACCCGAAGCCGTCCTGGCTACTGCCCTGGGAGGACTTGGACGACGGCCAGCGTGAGGCGGACATGCGCATCGGAGCGGCCTTGTTCGATGCGGGCTACCGGGCAGGGACGAACGGGGATGACGCGCTGGGAACGGCGCCATGACGGGCGTGACCTGGGACGTCCTGATCTGCTCGATCCCGCACCGGCACGTGACGCTGCTGGAGCTGCTCGCTGACCTTAACCGGCAATGGCAGCCGGGATTCGGCGCGCTGATCTACCGGGACAACCTGGAGGACAGCTACGGGGCTAAGACGCAGACCCTGCTGAACAGGTCCCGGACACAGTACGTCTCCTGCATCGATGACGACGACCTGCTGGCCCCCGATGGCGTGGCGCGGATCATGGCGGCACTCCAGGCGCAGCCGGATTACGTGGGCTTCATGGTGCGCTGGACGACGGACGGCGTTCCGGAAGTCCCGGTTGAGCACTCGCTCGCGCACTCGAACTGGACTAACCGGCCGGACATCCTGCTCCGGGACATCACCCAGTTCAACCCGATCCGCCGGGAGCTGGCGCTGCTGGGCACCTGGGAGGGCGGGAATGAGGCTGAGCGCCGCTGGAGCAGCGGGGTGCGGGCCAGCGGCAAGTGCGTGAGCCAGGCATGGCTACCGGACCCCCCGGTGTACTACTACCGGTCATCAAGCAAGGACACCTTCAAGATGGAGCGCTTCCCGATGCCGCAGGACCAGATTCCGCTGCTGCCGTCGTATCCCTGGCTGACGGTGGTCGGATCATGAGGGACCTGCTGGTCGCCGTGCCCAGCCGGGGACGCCCTGCGAGCATCGCCCGGCTTGCGCAGGCGATGAAGGACACCTGCACGGCGGACACCGTGCTGGCGGTCGGCCTGGACGACGACGACGAGGGCCAGTACCCGCGGCTGCCCGGCGTGGAGTACGAGGTGCGCTCCGGGCTGCGCCGGGTCACCGCGTGGACCAATGAGCTGGCCGTCCCCCGGGCCGGGCAGTACCGGGCGGTCGGCTCCCTCGGCGATGACAACGTGCCGCGCACGCCCGGCTGGGACACGGCCATCCTCAAGGCCCTGGAGAGCACGCCGTTCGCATTCGGCAACGACCTGTACCCGCGGGACCCCGGGTCGATGAGCTGCCACATCTTCATGCGCAGTGAGGTGGTGCAGGCCCTCGGCTACGCGGGGGCGCCGACGATCTCGCACATGTACGTGGACGTGGGCTGGTTCGCCTGGGGCACTGCCTGCGGGATCACGTACCTGGACGACGTGGTCATCGAGCACATGCACTACTCCGTGGGCAAGTCCGGCCCGGATGAGGTCTACGCCGCCTCCTACGCGCTGACGAGCACGGACCTCCAGAACTGGCATGCCTACAGCCGCGGCGGCCAGCTGAACGCCGACATCGCGAAGCTGGGCGGGACGCCGTTCACCCCCGAGTCGCTGTCCGAGTTCAACCGGAGCATCAACGTGCCGGACCAGTGGCCGGGATGACCCAGCCCCTGGTATCGGTGGTTACCCCCACGTGGCAGCGGCACGCGATGCTCATGGACCGCTGCGTCCCGGCCGTGCAGGCGCAGGACTATGACAGCGTTGAGCACGTCATCGTCAGCGACGGCCCGGACAGCACGCTGGCCATCGTGCTCGGCATGCTGTGCGGCAAGAACGCCTGGGGCAACGTCGTCTACCGGGAACTGCCGGAGCATCCCGCCGGCGAGCACTGGGGCCATCATGCCCGGCTGGCCGGCCTGGAGGTGGCCCGCGGGCAGTACGTCACCTACTGCGATGACGATGACGCCCTCCGGCCCCGGCACTGCGCGCTGATGGCCGCGGCCCTGGACGCGGCCCCGGAGGCGGGCTTTGCCGTGAGCCGCATGACGTGCCACGGCGGCCCGCACGAGTCGGTGACCGGCTGGGGACCGCTGGCCTGCGGCAACGTGGGAACCCCGATGATCATGCACCGCCGGGAGATCCTGGCGCACGGGACCTGGGGGCCGGCGTCCTTCACCGAGGACTGGGACCTCGTGGAGCGCTGGCTGGACGCGGGAGTCAGCTACGTGAGCGTGGACGCGGAGACCAGCGATGCCTGGCCCTCCCTGTACAGGCAGGGGCAGCAATGACGGACGGCCATGACCGGGAACGTCATGCTCCTGCGCCGCAGCAGCGGGTGAGGGACCTGGAGCGCCAGTACGACGTTGCCCGGGAGCACGAGGAGAGGTACCGCAACGCCCTGCTGTGGGTGCGCACGGTTGCCGGCATGCACTACCTCGGCGGGGCCTTCGAGCCCGAGCACATGCGCGACCTGGCCAACCTCGCCGCTAACGCGCTGGACGGCACGGACCTGCCAGACTGCGAGGAAAGCTCGGCCAAGGCCCGGAAGAAGGCCAGCAAGTGGGCGGAGCGGTTCGGGCGGGAGCTGGCTGAACAGGAGCTGGCGGAAGACTGACATGGGCATCATGAGCAAGAACGGCCTGGACGTGCGCAGTTACTACCATTGCTTCGCGGCCGGGGCCTGGGCCGACCCGGTACGGGATCACTTCGCCGCGATGGGCCGCAGCGGCCTGGACGAGACGGCGATCACGGTTGGCCTCGTTGGACCGCCGCGGGACCGGGACAATGCCCGGCAGCGGATCGGCCTGCTGTGCCGCAACTGGTGCATTCCCGAGCCGGCGCAGTGGCGCGAGGCAGAGGAAGGATGGGAGCAGGTAACGCTCCAGGCCATCTACGACGACGTCCAGAAGATCCCCGGTGAGTACGCGGTCCTTTACGCGCACGCCAAGGGCGCCTACGGCGACACGGACACGAACCACGCCTGGCGCCGGTCGATGACCCGTCACGTCGTGCGCGGCTGGGAGGACTGCGTGACGCTCCTCGGCAGCCATGACATGGTCGGATGCCACTACGTCTCCAACGACCATTACCCGCAGGACCCGCCGTTCTTCGGAGGGAACTTCTGGTGGGCCCGGGCATCGTACCTGCGCCGGCTGCCCCCGCCGGAGAACGAGAACCGCTGGACCGCGGAGATCTGGGCGACGCAGGCGAACCCCCTGGTCCATGACTTGCGGCCAGGATGGCCTGACTACCAGTGAGGTGATCCCCGTCAAAGCTTTCATCATCTTCCGTGACCGGGTGACGTACGGTCGCCAGTGCCTTGCGGCGTTCCAGGCCGCGGGCCTTGAAACGACGATCGTTGACCACGGCAGTACCTGGCCGGGGGCAGTGGACTGGCTCAGGGAGCTGAAGAAGTCGGGCGTCCCGGTGGTTGACGAAGGCGGCGGCAACCCGCGGGACCTATGGCAGCGGGACTGGTTCCGCAGGGCGTGCGCCCGGGAGAAGTACGTCGTGAATGACCCGGACGTCATACCGTCGCAGGAATGCCCGCCCGACTGGCCGCAGTACCTGTCGGAAGTCCTCGACAGGCACCCGAACTACCACAAGATCGGCCTCGGGCTGCGCATCGACCGCATCCCGGAGCACTACACGCAGCGCGATAACGTCATCGGCTGGGAAGCGCACTTCTGGGATCACGAGGTAGAGCACGGCGTGTATCACGCGGACGTCGACACTACGCTGGCCGTGCACATCCCGATGATGGACATGGGCTGCCATTCCTTCAGCGCGATGCGCACGGGCTTCCCGTACGTTGCCGACCACGTGGCCTGGTACGAGGACTACCGGAACCTGAGCGAGGAGCTGGCGTACTACCACAGCCACGCGGAGGAGGGGATCTCCTGCTGGACGCCGCGGAAGGAAGCTCCGTGGGATGCCGGGGGAGCGATCCTGCCGGGGCGCGGCATGGCTACCGGGACTGACTGAGCTGCTGTCTCATGGAGTATCCTCACCGGCATGAGTGACTGGGCTGGCAAGCCGAGCATGCGAAGCAAGGCCCGGCTGGTCATGGCCGCGGATGGCGCGAGCATCGAGGCGGCGATGGCCGCGCCCGGGGCGGGAAAGTGAAGTCCCGCGTCACGCTGGAGCCGTCTGAGCTCAGTGAGGACGGACGGGTCATCGAAGCCTGGATCAGCGTCGAGCGCCTCGGTGACTGCGACGATGACGCTACGGACCGGGACCTGTTCCTGTCCCCGGAGGAGATGCAGTTCCTGTACCAGGGGATGAGGCGCTACTACGAGGACGGCGTGTGGACGACCGGGACGGTGGAGTGGTGAGCGCCAAGTGGGACGAGCGGTACCTGAACCTGGCCACGCTGGTGTCGTACTGGAGCAAGGACCGCAGTACGAAGGTCGGCTGCGTGATCGTGGGCGAGGCCGGCCAGGTGCTCTCCACCGGGTACAACGGCTTCCCGCGCGGCATTGGCGACGATGTAGCGCAACGGCACGCTCGCCCGGCCAAGTACCTGTGGACCGAGCACGCTGAGCGGAATGCCGTCTATAACGCGGCCCGGACGGGCACGTCCCTGCTCGGGTCGTCGCTGTACCTGCCGTGGTTCCCCTGCGCGGACTGCGCCAGGGCCATCATCCAGTCGGGGATAGCCGTCCTCGTGGTTGTCGAGGTCAAGCGCGGCGACGCCCAGTGGGATGAGAGCATCGCGGTCAGCAAGGAGATGCTCGCGGAGGCCGGAGTCATTGTCCGCTGGCACGAGCCGGGGGTGAGCGCGAGCGCGTGAGCGAGATCTTCTTCCTGCTCGTGTGCCGGGAGTGCGGTAACCCGGGAAAGCCCTTGATCATGCCCTTCGGCTCGGCGGCCGACCGGGGGAAGTGGGCCTCGGAGCACACGAGGGCCACCGGGCATGACCGCTGGTGGGTGCAGGACGAGGTGCGGGAATCATGAGCGGCTGCCAGCGGGAGGAGAGGCCAGTGCATGAGGTCAAGGTCACCGGCAACATCATGGCGGACGGCGTCGATATCTGGGTGACGATGAAGTTCGAGGGATCGCCGCGTCGTATCCTGCACTTCCGGGAGGGCCTTCCGGACTGGGACGAGGCGGACGGGACCGCGCAGCCCCCGACGATGACGCTGCCTGATGACGCGGGCCGGGCGCTGCTGGAGCAGCTGCTACGGCATTACGCCGGGTCGCAGGACCTGCACACGGTCCGCGCTGACCTGGTGCACGAGCGCAAGCGCGTTGACAATCTCATCAGCGCGCTCACGCAGGCGCTGGCCGTGACCATTCAGCAGCGTATTACAGTGTCTTCTCGTGAGGATCTTCGCAGGCCATGATGGTGGGTCAGGCTGCATGTACTACCGGATCAAGGTCCCCCTGGAGGAGCTGGCCCGGCACGGTCATGAGGTGACCTTCCGCTCCGGCGGGAATGAGGAGGGTAACCGGCCCATCACCCTGGCGGAGATGGCCGAGCATGACGTGGTGATCGGGCAGCGGTTCAATCACTACGCGGGCATGGGCACCTGGCGCCGCGCCCGCGGGCCGTCCAGCCGGCTGGTCTACGAGATTGATGACGACGTCTTCTCCGTGACCCCGGTCAACTGGCAGGCGTACCACGTCTACAGCCAGCCGGAGGTCCGCGAGGCTGTCATGCACCAGGCCCAGGTATCGGACCTGGTGACCGTGACCACGGAGCACCTGGCCGCGGTGATGCGCGAGCACACCGGCAACGGCAACGTCCTGGCGCTGCCGAACTGCGTCCCCGGCTGGGTGCTGGACATGGAGCGCAGGCCCCGGCAGCGCCCGGCGATCGGCTGGGCGGGCGGCGCCAGCCACGGCAGCGACGTCGGGCTGCTCGTCAGCCCCGTGCGCCGGTTCCTGAAGCGGTTCCCCGGCTGGGACTTCCAGCTTGGCGGCACGGACTTCCGGGAGACCTTCGCCCGGGAGGGGTCGCCGCGCGGGAGGCTGCTGCACGCCCGGTGGGTGCCGGTCTGCGAGGACGCGCGGGGCTATTACGAGACCGCGGACTTCGACATCGGCCTGGCCCCGCTGGCGGGAACCCCGTTTGACCTGTCGAAGTCCTGCGTCAAGGTACTGGAGTACGCGGCCCGGGGCATTCCCTCGATCGCCAGTGACTGCGAGGTTTACCGGTCGTTCATCCGCCATGGCGAGAACGGCTTCCTGGTGAAGAGGGACCATGAGTGGCTGAAGTACGCATCCGAGCTGGCCAGCGACGGGGGCCTGCGGCTGGCGATGGGCCAGGCAGCGCGGGACACGGCGCGGGAGTGGACGATCGAGGCGAATTACCACCTATGGGAGCAGGCGTACCGGAGCCTGTTTAAGGTCAAGTCTCTTAGCGTATTATGGCCTTCGTGCGCGAGCCAGTAGCCAGGCAGTACCGTTACCGGGCCTATCCCGATGAGGAGCAGGCTGACCTCCTGGACTTCTACGCAGCGGGCGCCCGCGCGTTCTGGAATAAGAACGTCGCGTGGCTGCGCGCCATGGAGGGAAGTGAGGGGCATGACGACCTTGGCGCTGGCCGCCAGCTGAGCGAGGCTTACGCTTACCTCGCCAGCGTGCCCGGCATCGCTGAGGCCCTGAAGAGCAGGAAGCATCCGGAGCATGAGCGCTGGACGGCCTTCCTGCGAAAGGCAGAAAGGCCGCGCCAGCCCGGCTGGCATGCGTGGACGCGGCATTACGGGGGTGCCAGGCTCCGCGGGCAGCTGAGCGGGAACTTCTCTGCCGCCGTGCACGCTGCGCGGGAGAGCGGGATGACGTTCTGGCACGGGGGCGAGCAGCACCCGGTCTCGGCGGTCCCGTCGAAGGTCCTGCACGGGGCGTGCGGGAGCAAGGGCCAGCTCAAGGCCGCCGTGGACGCTGTCATGAAGAAGCGCGCCGCTGGCAAGCGCGCAGAGCTGCCCCGCTGGCGTGCCCGGCATGAGAGCCAGAACCTGCGCTGGCAAGTCCAGGATGGTCCCCGGAACGCGACCCGGGAGTCCCTGGTGACGGTAACGGGCACGCGGCACGCCACCGTGCCGCTGGTAACGACGCGCGGGCACGAGGGTAATAAGAGCCTGCGCATCCGCTATCATCGCGAGCTCCCCGCGGACGCCTCAGTGTCCTTCATGCAGGTGACCTGGAATCCGGGGACCGGCTGCTACTTCGTGACGCTCACGCTGACGACCGCGCAGTACGAGGTTCCGGCCACGACGGGCATGGCCGGCATCGACCGGGGCATCGTAAAGGCTGCTGTCACTTCGGACGGGGAGTACTACGATTCTCCGGGACTGAACCAGGGGCGCCGTCGCCGCGAGCTCCTGCTCCAGCAGTCCCTTGACTGGAAGCGCCGCGTGCTGCCGTGCAAGGGCCGGTGCGCGCACGAGCCAGGGCAGTGCTGGCGCACGTCACTACGGTATGCACGGGTCGTGACGGCCCGGCAGCGGCTCCTGGACGCCCAGGAGGACCTCATCGATGACGGGGCGCACAAATTCTCCCGGGCTATCGCCCGCCGGTACGCGGTCGTCGTGCTTGAGGACCTGGCGAACCTGATGACGGCGTCCACGGCGAAGGGCACGGTAGCCGCCCCCGGCGTGAGCGTGCGCGCCGCCGCCGGACGCAACCGGGAGGTACGCGCGGCTAACTGGGGGCGCATTGAGCAGTACCTGGGGTATAAGGCAGGGCAGCTCCTCGGCGTCCCGGCGCCGTATACGTCGCGGACATGCCCGCGATGCGGGTATGTTAGCGTCATGAACCGGCCCTCCCAGGCGGAGTTCCGGTGCGGGTCCTGCGGACTCAGCGGCAACGCTGACGTGATCGCGGCCGGCAATATCGTTAATGCAGGGAAAACCGCCCGCGCGCTGCGGGATAACGGGCAGGGATCGTCCTCCGGGATTAACCGGGGGCCTGGCGCTAGCCGGGAGCCTGCCAACACTCACAACTTTACAGTGGCCCCGGGCGAGCGCTGCGGTAGTGCGCCCGATCCCGGTCAGCGCTCGCAGGCAGGTGAGCAGCCAGGAATCGTTACCGAGCTCGACGGAACGGTGATCCCGGAGACGTGGGGCATCCCCGGTGCTCGCATCCGCGGGGGAAACCGCAGGTCACGACGGGCGAAAAAGCCGAGCGGTGGCAACACTGCCGGAGCCGGGTGAGTGAGGCGACACGCTCTTGCCGTGCAGCTGGTCAATCTGGCCCTGGTGGCAACACTGCCGGAGCCGGGTGAGTGAGGCGACTGGGCACCGGGCGAGGCGTTCTGCCCGGCGTTGCCGGTGGCAACACTGCCGGAGCCGGGTGAGTGAGGCGACTGGGCACCGGGCGAGGCGTTCTGCCCGGCGTTGCCGGTGGCAACACTGCCGGAGCCGGGTGAGTGAGGCGACAGGTGGTGGGACGGGCTGCCCGGGTTGGTCAGCATGGTGGCAACACTGCCGGAGCCGGGTGAGTGAGGCGACCAGCCCGCGCCGTCGCTCCGGAGAACCTTGTATTCGGTGGCAACACTGCCGGAGCCGGGTGAGTGAGGCGACAAGCAGCAGACGCCGCCGGTGAGCGTGTCCTCGGGCCGTGGCAACACTGCCGGAGCCGGGTGAGTGAGGCGACTCGGTGCGCCTGCGGCTACGGGTGGCCGGCTTGATCGGTGGCAACACTGCCGGAGCCGGGTGAGTGAGGCGACGGCTTCCAGGCGTCGGCGAGCCGGACCACCTCGCGCGTGGCAACACTGCCGGAGCCGGGTGAGTGAGGCGACCGCGACTGCTGCAATGCGCTAGACAAGGCAGGTGGCAACACTGCCGGAGCCGGGTGAGTGAGGCGACAGTGCAGCGCTGATGTCAGCCTGCGCCCGCGACTTGGTGGCAACACTGCCGGAGCCGGGTGAGTGAGGCGACATCAGGACCGGCCTTACCGGTCGACGCCTCCCGGCGGTGGCAACACTGCCGGAGCCGGGTGAGTGAGGCGACTGCTGCGGTATCCTGGCCACCGCAGCCGGGAGGAGCACGTGATGACGCAGGTACCGCAGACGGAGTCCCGCGGCGGCGACAAGCCGGACTGGGGCAAGGCCGTCGCCGGCGAGCCGCTGCCGCAGCTGGGCGAGGAGTACCCGGAGCCGGACAGCGGGCAGGCCCCGTTGCAGGACGGCCAGCCCTTGCGGCCAGAGGACAACCGGGGCGTTACGGAGCCTCCCGGCGGCAATGACCCGGAGTCGCAGTAGTGGCGCACGGCGGCTTTCACGGCCAGGTGGGCCAGGGCGGCACCGGTCCGGACGAGGCGGTACCCGAGTGCCCGGTCTGCCACGCCTGCGGCGGCGGGGGCCACGGCGGCTTCTGCCCGAACCGGGACCAGCCTGACCCGGCGCGCTGGACGACCTTGCCGCCGGCCGGGTTCACCGCGGCGCCACCGCATGAAGGGAAGCCATGAGCGACGAGACGGCAGCGACCGCACGCGAGCACCAGGAGGGGGCACCCAGTGAGTGACGCAGGCGAGCTGAGGTCCCTGATCGCGGACGTGATGAGGCTGGACCGCGAGTGGATGCGCAAGGCGACCGGGCGCGATGACCCGCGCAGCACCCCGTGGATGCCGTTCCCGCTGTTCGACTTCATCGCGCTGGTGGCCGAGGCGCTGCCGGAGTCGGCGGGAGACGCCCTCCTGGAGGTCGGCTGCGGCATCGGCACCCGGATGCGGGTCGCGCACGATCTCTACGGCCTGGACTGCCACGGCATCGACCGTGTCCCCGAGTACGTCGCCCAGGCGACGGAGCTGCTCCCGGAGGGCATGCCCGGGGTCACCGCCGAGGTAGCGGACGCACTCGGCTGGGACGGGTACGGCAAGTACGACCTCCTCTGGTTCAACCGGCCCTTCGCCGACCGCGTCCTCCAGCGCCAGCTTGAGGCGCAGGTCTGGAGCGACATGAAGCCCGGGGCCGTGGTGATCTGGGCCAACCTGGAGACGCCGCCGCCGCCTGCCTGGTGGCCGGTCCTGACGGAGACGAGCGTGCCCCGGGGCATCGTGCAGAAGCCGGTGGCGCCATGACCATGCCGCATCCCGGCGCCCGGCAGCTCGTTGACACCGGGAACCAGCTGCTCAGCAAGGCCCCCGTCACGCTGGACACCGGGTCGGTCGAGACCCCCGAGGCGATACTCGGCGTGGTCACCTTCCGGACGGCCTCGGTCACGTTGACCGCCTTCCTGACGGCCGCGGAGCTGAAGGAGTGGTCCGGGCTGCTGGACGGCCTGGCGGACCAGCTGAGCGGCACCGGCCTGGTCAAGGCGTCCCCGCAGGACCTGAGCCTGCTCACTGCGCTGGCGCGCAAGAGGAAGCAGCCGTAAGGCCCGGGTCCTCCCGCTGGACTGGGAGCTGCGGGCTGCGGCGGGCTCGTGCGGAAAGCGGGGCTGTGACCTGCCCAGGACCAGCGGTAGCAGGCTAGACTAGCCCCAGCCGAGGTCTGAGGCTGCCCTGAAGCAGAGCCGGAAGCCGGGATGATCATCCTGGCTGGAGGCTCTCCGGGTGAATGTCCCCCTCCTGAAGGTCCCGTACGAGGACTGGCACTGCCCGAACTGCGGCATTGCCGAGCGCACGGCCGCACTGCCTCCGGGAGCGTCCCGGTTCCATGCCTGCCCCCGCCTGCACAATCTCACCGCGCCCCTGGTCCGCGCCGGGACGCGGTGCTCGGTCGTGGCCGAGGAGCGACAGGATTACGTCGGCCGTGAGGTCGTCCGCTACGGCGATGACGGCAAGGCGTACATGGCCGTGCGCACGGTTCGCGAGGACGGTGACGACCTGGTGGTTAACGCCCCGGTCGCGCAGGGCCGCATGGGGGACTGGTGAGCCGCGAGGACGCTCCCCTGGACGGGGAGCAGCAGCCGGGAGAGGTTCCGGACGGCACGGTGCAGTTCCCCGTTCCGCAGGACATCCCCGCGTACACCGTGCAGGCGGGCCTGGCCACCGCGCACGGTGCCTCCCCTGATTTCCAGGGCAACGGGGAAGAGGAATAAGGCATGGCCTGGACCGCATCCGCCATCTTCCAGCAGGCGATGCTCAACCCCATCGCCGGGCGCAGCTGGACTACTGCCGCGCCGACGACGTACTCCTCGCTGTCGGCCGACACGATCAACGTCTCCCTGTTCGGCACGCTGACCCCGGACAAGACTGCCGCCGTGGGCAGCACCGGGTACAACACGGGCGTCTGGGTCACCGGCTCCGAGATCACTGACGCGACCAACTGGGTGGCGGGCGGCCGGGCGCTGGGCTCCAAGGCGTTCGCGATCGACACCGGGTCGTCCTCGATCTGCTTCACCGCGGCGAACCTGGCCGGCGGCGGCACGGTCACGCTGACGGCATTCTTCGGCTGCTTCGTCTACGATTTCACGATCACGGCAGGCACGGTCGCCAAGCAGGGCCTCTGCTACAACTACTTCGGCGGCTCCCAGACGGTGACGGGCGGCACGTTCACCATCCTCTGGGCGACCCCGGTCGGCGCGGCCGTCACCGCCGTCTTCAACATCTCGGTGTAGCCGGCGTGAGCACGGTCCAGGTAGCTGAGCAGGCGGCGGGCACTCGCCACGTCGTCCTTCAGCAACCCGACCGCCCGGTTGCAGTTCACGCACAGCAGGCCGCGTACGCACTTCCCGCAGGAGTCGGCACCTGGACAGCAAGCGTGATCGTGGTCGACGGCGAGCTTGTCTCTCCGGGGGCCGGGATTAAGGCAGATTGCGCATACCCCGTCCTGGGAGGCGAGCATTGCGTCGTAGGCGTCACGGGTCAGGCGATAGTGCGCCATGAGCCACCAGCTACGCTGCCGCGCCTGGCCGTCCGGCGTCTGGTTGTACTCCTGGCTGTAGCAGCGCACGCACTGGCCTGTCTTGTACGAGGCGCGTTTTCCGCATGCGCACCTGACCCACTCGTACTCAGGCCGTGGACTGCTGCGCGGGCGCATTTCTATCTCCGAGCGCAGCAGCGAATTACGGATAACTGCCCGGTTCACTCCCAGTTGCTCTGCGAGCTGCTTGAGCGTGAGCCGGTCATCAACGTAAAGCTTGGCGATATCCGCGTCTTGCTCCGTAGAGAACTTTCGTTTGCGTCCCATGACGCAATGATATCAGGAGTTGAGTAAAGTTTCCGGATATACCATGACTCAGCTGGAATTGCTTTACAATCTTCCGGCTGCGGTCACCAAGAACACCTACACCACGCAGGCGCCGATCTCGGCCATCGCGTCCACCTCGGTTCCCCGCGCCCTGATCCCGGCCGGCTACTTCAACGTGGTCGGCAAGTCCCTGCGGGTCAAGGCAGGCGGCACGATCACGTCGGTGGCGGGCACGGCCACGTTCGTCTGGGCCTCGGGCCTGGACGCCACGGCAGGCACGATCGCCGGCACGGGCGGCGCGACCCTGTTCACGTCGCCGACGTACACTCCGGCGATCACCACGATCTTCCCGTGGGACCTGGACATGGACCTCACCTGCCAGGCAGTCGGCAGCCTGGGTACCACGATCCAGTGCAACGGCTACCTGCGCGTGGCTGTCGTCGCCACGTCGGTGTTCTCCGCGGCCGGGCAGACGATGGCTTTCACCAACAACCTGACCGGCGTCAATAACGAGATCAGCCTGTTCCTGGAGCTGTTCGGCACCTGGAGCGTCTCCAACGCCGCCAATAGCACGACCCTCCAGGTCCTGAAGGTCTACGGCGAGAACTGATCGGAGTGTAATTACGCGGACACATAGCGTGACCTGACCAGGAGGGAGGGCCGCGGGTGACCGCCACCTTTGACTCGGTCGGCCCGAGCTCCAGCGGCTTTACCTCCGCGGCGACGCCGTACTCGTGGTCCCATACGCTGGGCGCCGGCGCGACGCTGCTCATCGTGGGGCTGTCGTGCGGCACTGACGGCAACACGCTGACCGTCACCGCGGGCGGCGTGCCGATGACCACTACCGCCGGGTCGACCGCCTGGAAGCGGCACACGAACGACGGCACCGCCGGGTTCGGGCAGATTTACGTGCTGCCCGCGCCGCCGACCGGCACGATCACGATCGCGGTCTCGGGGGCGACGACCGGCGACCGGGTCAGCGGCGGATCGCTGGCGTTCGCGAGCACCCCCCTGGACTCCACGGCTTACGGCATCCCGGTTTCTGCCGCAGGGCAGTCCGCCTCCGCCACGGTGAACGTCACGACGACGGCGTCCTCCAGCCTGGTCGCCGCGTTCATGGCCTCCGGGCAGGGCGCCGGGGCCGTGAGCGGCACGTCTGCCAGCCGGTTCGTGGCCAACGGGGACACTAACTCCGGGGCCGGCAACGATGCCGGGCAGACCGCGCCGGGCACGGGCGGCAGCGTCGCCATGACGCGGGCGCTCACCTCTGACTTCTGGGCGATATTCGGCATCGAGGTGATGGCCGGGGCCGCTCCGCCAGGCGCCCCGCCAGCGCAGCCCGGCAGCCGGACGTGGCGCCGCAGCTTCCGCCGCAGTCAGTCCAGCGTCATCCAGGTCAGCCAGGATGTCGTGGCCACCGCCGGGCTGGCCACTGCCACCGGGGCCGCGCCGGACGTGGCGTTTGCGACGACGACGCAGCCGGCGCCGGCGCAGCAGCTGGGCGGCGGGACGTGGAAGCGGCACTGGCGCAACCCGATGGTGCCGTGGTACCGCTTCCAGGAGCTGCCGTACATCACTGGCCTGGCGGGCGGGGGGCGCGGCTACTTCACCGACCAGTTCGGAAATCCCCGGCTGGTGTGGGGCGACGCCGTCTGGGCGCTGTGCGGCAACGCGGGCCGGTGGAACAGCGGCAACTGGCGGGCTGACTACGACACCTTCACCAGCAACCGCGCCGCGCAGGGCTTCACTGCCTTGTACGGCAAGCCGATGGGGACGCTCCAGTCCTCTAACATCGACAATAACGGCGGGACGTTCGACTCGCTGTTCCCCTTCCAGGGCGCGGCGCCGACTACGGGAACCGCCGGGGCCAACCCCAGCACCGGCCTGACCGAGGCGTACTGGCAGCGAATCGATTACTTCCTGGCCGTGTGCAAGGCCAAGGGCATCACGTTCTTCATGAACGCGGTGGGCTACGCCTCGGACTTCGTAGCAGGCGGTTCCGGGCCGCTGGCCAGCAAGAGCGCCGCGGAGTTCCAGGCGTACGGCGTCGCGCTCGGCAACCGGTACAAGAACCAGCCGAACATCGTCTGGATGGTCGCGGACGACTATTTCGGCGGATCTGACGACGCGCTGCTGGACGGGTTCCTCACCGGGCTGCGCTCATCCGGGGACGCGCACGTCATCTCGATCGAGAACATGCCGGAGTCCACGAGCCGTAACACGCTGGACGCGTCTCCCTCGGTGGCGGCATGGGGCACCGCGAACGCCCAGTTCGACTTCACTTACTCCTATAACCAGGAGTACTACGGGGTCGAGCAGGCGTACAAGGAAGGCAGCCCTGTCCCGGTCATCCAGGGGGACGGGTACTTCTACCAGGGCAGCAACGCCTACGCGGGCGGCTCGGGGGCGTTCGCGTACGACCAGGCGTTCCGGCAGGCTGCCTGGTGGTCCCTGGCCGCCGGCGCCCGCGGCAAGGTCCACGGGTCGGAGTCCATCTGGCAGTACCAGTCCACTGCGCTGGCCAACTCGGCGACGGACTGGTTCTACGCGAACAACGCCCTGGTCATTCGCACGGTGGTCGAGGGCCTGACGGGGTGGCAGAACCTCTTCCCGGACCTCAGCAGCCAGCTGGTCACCGCAGGCCGGGGCACCAGGGCCAGCGCGTTCGCCTCCGGCGGCGGCGGCGGGCAGTACGAGGTGGCGTTCACCAGCAGCTACGTGGCCGCGTCGGCCACCCCGGATTACTCGCTGGCTTTGCTGTACCTGCCGCGGGCCACGACCATCACCGTCAATACCGCGCTGCTGGGACCGGGCTTCACCGCTAACTGGGTGGACCCGGTCAGCGGGGCGATGTCATCAGCAGGCACCGGGCCGGCGTTCAATTCCACGGCCAAGGGCAGCAACAGCCAGGGCGACCCGGACTGGGCGCTGGTGCTCCAGGGGCCGCCGGTCACGCCGTCCAGCGTGGTGCCCCCGCAGCCCGGCTCTGTCAGCTGGCGCAGGCAGTTCCGCAGGGTGCAGCAGCTCATGGCCAGCCCGGCGACCGGGGCCAGTCCTGACCTCCAGGTAACTGCCCAGCTGGCAACGGGCACGGGGTCCGCCCTTGCCCCCGGCGCCGGCCTTACCCCCCCGGTATCGTCCGGTGCCGGATCGGCAGGCGCCCCCGGCATCGGCCTGGCCGGCGGCTCCGCGGCCGGCAGCGGCGTGGCCCAGCCGCCGGGCGTGCAGCTGGCAACGGGCCTGGCCACGGGCGCCGGGTCAGCCGGGGCACCGGGCATCGGGCTGGCGGGGGGATCGGCTGCCAGTTCCGGCGTGGCCCAGTCGCCGGGCGTGCAGCTGGCAACAGGGCTGGCGACGGGCACAGGCTCCGCCCCGGGACCTGGCGCCGGCCTGGCCGCGGCGCTCGCGCCCGGCAGCGGCGCCGCGGGAGCGCCGGGCGTGCAGCTGACCCCCGGTGCGGCCTCCGGCACGGGCAGCAGCCAGCCCCCGCAGCCGCAGTTCGTGATGAGCGCCGGCCTCAGCCAGGGCACCGGGACGGCGCTCGCGCCCGGCATCGGCCTGACGGGCGGGCCGGCTGCCGGCAGCGGCGTGGCCCAGTCGCCGGGTGACGAGCTTACCCCGGGCCTTGCCGGGAGCTCTGCCGCAGCGGGCGCGGCCGGGACGGGCCTGACCCCGGGCCTGGCCAGCGGCACGGGCACGGCCTTCGGCCCCGGGACCTCAGTCGGCGGGAACCTTCAGGTCAGCGCGGGCCTGGCAGCGGGCACGGGCACGGCCCTGGCGCCGGGCACTGGCCTGGCAGGCGGCTCCGCGGGCGGCAGCGGCGCTGCGGCATCCCCTGGCGTGCAGCTGACGCCGGCCCTGGCCGGCGGTACGGGCAGCGGGCAGGGAGCCTCTTCTGCCTCGGCCGCCGGCGCCGCGACCGCCACCGGGACGGGCGCTGCCCAGCCTCCGGCAGGCGGCAATGCAACGGGCGCCGGCCTCGCGACCGGGGCCGGGGCGGCGCAGGCCGGCGCCAGGGCGCTAACCCCGGCCCCGGCCGTTGCCCTGGCGGCAGCGCAGCCGCCGTCCCTGTCAGTTACCGCTACCGCCCAGGCGGCCCTGGCGCCGGGCCAGGCGCTGAACGCCACTGCGCAGGGACAGGCCGCGGTCATCAAGGGCTACAGCACGGGCACGGCAGTCACGCAGCCATCGCAGGGATCAGCGGGCGTGAGCGCGACCGCGACGTCTCAGGGCGGGGTTACGTAAATGAGTGCCATCTGCAAGAAGACATCCTCGGGCGTGGACGGCCGGAGTTTTCATGTTGACCACGATCACGTCACAGGCGCAGTGCGCGGGCTGCTATGTCAGACTTGCAATGTCGGACTTGGAGCACTGCATGATGACGTGAACTTGCTGCGCGCTGCTCTCGCTTACCTGGAAGGGAGCGTGATGTCATGACCGCCACGGTCTTCTTTTGACTCCGTTAACGAGATCGCGCTGCTCAGCAACACGTTCCTGAACAGCTCGCAGGCCGCGGCCGACCCCACGGCCGTCAGCTGCACCGTCTCGGACCCGTCCGGGACCTCGGTCACGCACACGTTCGGCGGCGCGTCCCCCGCGGATATCGTCAAGGTAGCCACGGGCAAGTACACGCTGTCGGTGGCGTGCGCGCCGGCCATCGCGGGCGTGGACGGGCTGTGGCAGTTCGAGTGGGCCGGCACCGGGGCGGTCAGCGACGTCCAGCCGGGAACCTGGCGGGTGCTGCCGGCCAGCGTCGCCACCTGGTACATCGGGCTGGAGGAGTTCAAGGACCGGCTGGGCATCGCCGACGATAGCGATGACTCCCAGGCGCAGATCGCCATCCAGACTGTCTGCGGGTGGGTCAACCAGTGGACCGGCCAGCACTTCAACCGGATCACCGAGGCACGCACGTTCGTGCCGCACGACATCTGCAAGGTCAACATCGACCCGCTGGTGTCGGTCACCACGTTCCTGGTCGACCGCGACGGCAACGGCGTCTTCGGCGAGACCTGGACGCTGAACACCGACTACCAGCTGCGCATCGGGCCGGATTCCTACAACCTGAACGCGACCGGCATCCTGCGGCCGTACCGGCAGGCCGTCACCGTGCAGTCCGGTAAGCTCTTCCCGTTCATCTACCCGTTCTCCCACCAGGACCGGGTGCAGGTCACCGGTACCTGGGGCTGGTTCGCGGTCCCCGCGGAGGTTGCCCAGGCGACGTTCATCCTCGCCGCGGACCTGTTCAAGATGAAGGATGCCCCGTTCGGCGTGGCGGGCGTCAGCGACTACGGCATTACCCGCATTCAGGCCAATCCCTGGCTCATCGAGCTGCTGCGGCCGTACAAGAACACAAAGCGGGCGGTCGGCGTATGATTCCCTCCTTCAAGGACGCGACTGCCGTACTCCGTCAGACCCTAACGGGGAAGGAAGAGCACGGTCATGCTCATGAGGCGCCAACGTGGCTGCGCGTGCAGTTGCCGCGCTTGCGCGAATGGAGGCTGCTCGATGTGCCTTAACGGGCCCGCGCACTGACATGAGGCCGCCCGCAAGCTCGCGCCCTGTCCTGACGACGGCGAACTGCCCCGCGCTCGTGCCCGTGACGAACGTCAGGGCGGGCGGGAGGAGGTAAGCCGTGGCCAGGGCGCCGAAGGTCAAGAAGAAGTCCGCTGCCCAGGCTGCCGCGGGGAAGAAATTCGCGGCCGGCGGCCGGGCGGCCATGGCGTCCAAGCGCGCCGCTTACGCCAAGAGCCACCATGGCGCGAAGCTGCCCCCGTCCAAGGCGCAGACGCAGGCGTCGATGAAGTGGGCGTCGGCCGGCCGCGCGGCCCAGGCGGCTAAGAAGCAGGGCAAGAAGCCGCCTGCCAAGGCAGCGGCCACCGCGCCGCCCGGCACCCGGCCTTCGCTGCCCGGCTGGTCGATGGGCTGCAACGACGCCGGGCCGACGTGCGCCTCGGCGGCCGTGGCCAACCACCTGCTCGCGAGCACGGGCCTGGAGATGACCGAGCAGGAGATAGCGCTGCTGCACATGCTGGCAGGCGGCGACGACGGCGCGGACATCCCGTCCGTGCTGGAGGTCCTGCTCGCGCGGCCCGCGCTGGTAGCCGGGGCCCGCGGCGGCCTCGCGCGGTTCTTCCAGGCTGACGAGCAGGTCATCGTCCCGGGCCTGGTCGTCGTGACCGACCTCGGGCACGCCCGGCACGCGGTGCTGTCCCACCCCGGCGGCATGGTGAGCTGGGGTGGCATCCGGCCCTGGGAGGGCAGCCCCCTGGAGGCGTGGGCGATCGAGTGGGCCGCCTGAATGCATAATGAAGCGCGTTTATCGCCCGATAAAGACAGCAGGCTTTGCATCCGGGGCGGTATACGCTGTGCGCCATGGCTGATGAGCCTCCCCGGGAAGACCCGATAACCGCCCTCCAGGTGAGCGCGGTGCAGCAGCATGAGATGTTCCTCGCCTGGCAGGTGGCGGGCTTCGATGCCGCCCAGGCCCTGGAGCTGCTGAAGGCCGTGATCATGGCCATGATCCTGAAGTAGGCCATGGCATACTTTGCCCATGGCAGACCTCCCTCCCGACGCGGCGGCCGAGCTGCGCCTCCTGCGCGCGGAGGTGAGCGCGCTGCGCCCGCACGTGGCAGCGGCAGCGGCCGAGGTAGCGGCGCTGCGCGTGCACGTGGCAGCAGCGGCCGTGCCCCCGGCCGTCATGCGGCACGGCTGGCTGAGGCACGTGGTCAAGGACCTGGAGACGGACCCGCACGTCCAGTACAAGGTCCACCTGTACGGTGCGATTTACTGGCTGGTGAACATCCCGGCCGTCGTCCTGCTTTACCTTTTCGCCCCGGGGCTGTGGCTGAAGCTGGGCATCTTCATCACGCTGCTCTACTCGATATACGCCAATTTTGCCACCGACTACGGAGGAATGTCCGCGGCGATGGCGTCCTTCGGGCAGTCCCCGCTGCCGGAGTTGCCTGTTCAAGAGCATGTCGACGCGCCTGACTAGTAGCTAGCGTACTCTAGATCCTATGCAAAATTTGCTACTGACGTGGCCGGAAGCGGCGCGGTTTCCGCTCGCGATGCCCGTGGGAAAGCGTGTAGTAGCGGTGGCCGAGTCTGATGTCCGGCGGTTCATGGGCATGACGGAGGCTGACGGGAGGTGCCTGCGGTTTACCCGCTGGAAGGACCCGAGGACGGCTTACGGGATGTTCGGGCTGAAGTGCCAGGCGACGGTCCTCGCGCACCGGTTCGCCTACACGGTCTGGCGCGGGCCGATTCCGGCCAGGCTCACGATCGATCACCTGTGCCATAACGAGGCGGCACAGGCGGGCATGTGTGACGGCGGTCCCTGTGCTCACCGCGCTTGCGTCTGGCCGTGGAGCCTCCACCCGACTACGCTCTCCCTGAATAAGGCGGCCAGCCCGACGCGCAGCAGGGGCGGAGGCGAGAATCACCGCAACGCCCGCAAGACGCACTGCGACAACGGCCATGAGTTCACGCCGGAGAATACGTACGAATGGCGGGGACAGCGGCATTGCCGGGCCTGCCGGGCAACGGACGCCAGGAACTTCCGGGAGAAAGGCAGTCACGCATGAGCACGTTCGTGCTGTCCGAGCTGAGTCACGGCGGCGCCTACCGGACGAACTGGCACTGCCAGCCGCCGGACCCCGGGGTGCTGTTCCGGGTGACCCGCGAGGAATGGTCCGTCAGCAGGAATGGCCTGGACGTCCGGGACGTCTACGAGATCGAGGTCCTGGACGGGGAGGTCCGGGCCTGACTTCGCGGTGATACGGGATTAGACTGACCCCTGATGCTGCGGCCTCCGGGAGCCAGCCGGGAACTGATCCCTGGAGCCAGCCATCGCCGACCTCGCCGCCATCCGCACCGCGCTGGCGAACCGGATCACCGCCGGGACCGGCCTGCGGACGCTGCCCGAGGCGCGAGACCAGGTCAGCCCCCCGGTTGCCGTCATCCTGCCCGCCCCGGGGGTGATCCAGTACGGGAACACCGTGGACGGGGCGTTCACCGTCAACCTCGTCGTGCTGCTGCTCATCAGCGACGCCGCGCCGACTGAGAAGGTCCAGCGGGCCCTGGACGCCTACCTCGGGATCGGCGCGCACGACGCCGTCCCGTCCAGCATCGCCGGGGCCATCCAGGACGACCCGACGCTCGGCGGCACCGTGCACTTCGCGCTGGCCGTCTCCGCGAGCGGGTACGGCCGCGTCGACTACGCCGCGGTCACCTACTTCGGCGCCCGGGTAGCCGTGCAGGCGGGAGCTATCTGATGAGCCAGTCCTGGCAATTCCAGCCGGGGACTGACACCTTCGGCAACCGGTACCTTCCGCTGACGACCGGCCAGGTCTTCACGGGCCAGGCACGCCCGGCGGCCGACGCCTTCCCTGCGCAGCTGACCCCCGGCGAGTACGTCATTCCCGCCGGCGCTCTCCAGCACGCTTACAGCCGGCTGGGGTGGACGGCGACCACGACCACGGCGCAGGCGGCCTGGGCGATCCGGTACATCGCGGATGCCTACGGGAACCGGGACGAGGTCATGTCCGCGCGGGGCGTCACCTGGCGCGTGAGGCCGCTGACCCTGGAGGAGATGCTCGCGTAAGACAATACTCGGAACGTTCACGACTTTCGCAAAGAGTAAAAATGTACCTGCAACGGAAAGCGCGGGATGCCCGCGTGAAGGAGGTGCTTTTAAAATGAGAGTTCTTATTGTGCATCCGGGGCCCGATTTTCTCCGTCGCTGACGTCTACCGCGGTTGGGCTGATGGCCTTCGAGAGATGGGCTGTGACGTCGCCATGTTCAATACGAACGATCGATTATCCGGCTCTATTTTTATTCCCGTGCGCTGATCGACACGGAGCAGAAGGACGAGACCGGCCACCCGATCGTCCGGCAGGCGATGACGCAGCTGGAGGCGGTGCGCGCCAGCATGCAGGGCCTCTCCCATGCGTGCCTGTCTTACTGGCCCGACGTGATCTTGTTCGTCAGCGGGTTCTTCGTCACCGCGGACATCTTTCACCTGCTGCGACTGCGCCGGTTTAAGATCGTGCTGCTCATGACGGAATCGCCGTACCAGGACAACGAGCAGCTAGAGCGGGCGCCATTCGCGGACATCAACCTGCTGAACGACCCCACGAACATCAGCGCGTACTCCGAGCTCGGCCCGGCTCACTACGTCCCGCACGCCTACCGGCCGGAGCTGCACCACCCGCGGAAGGGCCCGCTGAACCCGGACCTGGCGGCGGACCTGACGTTCATCGGCACCGCGTTCAAGTCCCGGGTGGAGTTCTTCGAGGCCATGGCCGCCCACCCGTCGTTTGCCGGGACCGACTTCCTGCTCGGCGGCTCGTACTGGACCGAGGAGACGGACGAGGGCTCGGTGCTGCGCAAGTACCTGTCCCAGGCATGCCAGTGCGTGGACAACACCGAGACGGCCGAGCTGTACCGGCACGCGAGCTGCGGCATCAACCTGTATCGCCGGGAGTCCGAGGACGACCACCAGGGCGAGGGCTGGGCAATGGGCCCGCGCGAGGTGGAGCTGGCGGCATCCGGGCTGTTCTTCCTGCGCGACCCGCGGCCGGAGACCGACGAGGTGCTGCCCATGCTGCCGTCCTTTTCCTCCCCGGGGGACGCCGCTGAGAAGCTGCGCTGGTGGCTGTCCAGGCCAGAATTGAGGAGCAAGGCCGCGCGGGAGGCCCGGCTGGCGGTCGCAGACCGGACTTTCGCAAGCAACGCCAAAAAGCTGCTCGGCTGGATTGGGGAGCTGCCGTGAGCGACCCTGGCGATGAGTGGACGATGATCTGCCCGCCCGGCTGGATGGACGAGGCGCTGGAGCTGGCCGCCACCCTCCCGGAGAACGTGCGCGAGGTCGCGGAGTCTGTGCTGGCCCTGGGCAAGTTCCTGCTGATCAACGACACGCAGGTCGCGCGGGTACTATCAGAGCCGATCCGGTTCGAGTTCAGCTATGAGCCGTTGCCGCGCTGGGGCATGCAGCCGCTCGTCACGCCGCCGCCGCTGAGCCCGGTCCTGCTCAGCGGCACCTGAGGAAGAGGCTTGCCATGGGATATGACGGGAAGTACGGCAAGATCGCCACGGAGCACGGCAGCATCCCCGGCGATGAGCCGGTCATCGTCTTCCGCGCCCGTGACGCGCTGGCGTGCCCGCTGCTCAGCGCGTACTACGACCTGTGCGAGAAGAAGGGCAGTCCTGAGTTCCACCTCGCCCTGATCGAGCAGGCGTACAAGACTTTCGCCGACTGGCAGGAAGCGCACCCGGATCAGGTCCGCACGCCGGATAGCGCCGCGCACCGTGAGCGGCTGGAGGCAGGAAGAAGCGGCTCGTGAAGCTGGACGCCGGGCTGTGCCTGATCACCGCCTGCCTGAGCGCCGGAGTGCTCATCCTGGTCCTTGCGCTGTACGGCTGACGTCAAAGGAAAGGAACCTCCCATGGACCTCAAGCTCGGCCGCCGCCCCGCTGACCCGTCCCGCCCGCGCATCCGGCTGGCCCGGTCGCTGACCGGCGTCGTCCCGGCGCATCCCGCTGCCGCGGACTACCTGGCCCGGCTGAGCGGCTGGCAGATGCTCGGCAACGACACGTACGGGGATTGCGTGAGCGTGACCGCGGCTAACCTGCGGCGCCTCACCACAGCCGTCCTGTCCACTGAGTACTACTGGACGCTGCCTCAGGTGGAGGCTTTTTATACGACGCAGAACCCGGGCTTCCCGCGGCAAGACGACGGGATGGATATCCAGACTGCCCTCGGCGACCTGGTCAGGTCGGGCGGCCCGGATGGGGTGAAGGCGCTCGGCTTCGCCTCGGTGGACCACACCAGCCCGGATGAGGTCAAGGCGGCCATCGCGATCTTCGGCGCGGTCTGGACGGGCATCGTCGTGCAGGACGCGCAGATGAGCCAGTTCGACGCCCGCCAGCCCTGGGACTACGTCTCCGGCTCCCCCGACGCGGGGGGCCACTCCGTGCTCGTCGGCGGCTACGGCGCCGGCGGTACCGGTCAGCTCGGCGGGGATGAGAAGCTCATCACCTGGGCGCAGGAGACGTCGTTCACCGACCGGTACTGGAGCCGTGAGGTGGAAGAGTGCTGGGTGGTCATCTGGCCTGAGCACCTGGGCAGCAAGGCGTTCCAGGAAGGCGTGGACCTGGCCCAGTTCGCCGCGGACTACACGGCGCTGACCGGCAAGCCGTTCCCGGTCCCCGTTCCCCCGCCGCCAGCCCCGGTGCCTGCTCCCCCGCCAGTTCCCGTGCCCGTGCCGCCCGCGCCTTCCGACGCAGCGGACCAGCAGCTGTGGGGGGCCACGTGGGCCTGGGCAGGCGAGCGCCACGCGGGCGGGAACAAGAAGGCCGCGCAGGCCGTGACTGCGTGGGCGCGGGCGAAAGGGCTGTGAGCAGGTAAAACTCAGAATTTTACCGGGTAGAGCGCGGCTATGAGAGAAGCCATGTCCTGCCGGTAGGACTGGAATGGCGTGATCGTCGCCTGGCCGGTGTCCTCGTCGTACTCATAAGCGCCGGACATGAAGATCACCGGGCTGGGCATGACCTCGCCGCCGTAGGACGGGTCGGTGACGACCACCTGGTAGACCAGCCCGGCCTGGTCGCTGCCGAGGTCAGCCGGGGTCCCCGCAGTGTTCATCACCTGGCCCGGCCCCACGGTGAACGGCTGGGCGAAGCTGGCCCGGACGTAGCGGGTGAGGATGTTCTGGCCGATCGCCGCTGCTGCTGACGCCTTCAGCACCCCGGCCGAGCTGATGTCCAGGTAGTACTCCATGGGCCCGTGCCTGGCCACGGAGTTGCCGTTCACCACGTGAGAGATCGCGAACGTGGCGGGAACGGCCTTCTTGGTCGCGGTGGCCGCGATGTCCGCGGTGGCCTGGTAGCGCAGGAACAGCACGTTGATGTCGGCGGCAATGGTGCGCGCAATGGGCGTGCTGGAGACCAGGAGGCGGTCCGGCGCCTGCGTCGGGTTCCCGTTGAGGTCCTGCTTGAACGGGAACACCCTCAGCTTCCACGGCCCGGCCGGCGGCGCGGAGGCGGTTCCCGGCGAGACCATCCACAGCAGGCCGCCCCCGGTGATGAGCAGGTTCAGGTGCGCGGTGACCGTTTCCGACGCGCTGTCCTGCTGCTGGCCCAGGAAGATGCCGGCCGGCTTGCCGATGCCCGGGTTCGCCCAGCGCATTCCGCGGAAGATGGCCTGGTTCACCGCGTCGTCAGCGTTCCAGGTCGTGTAGAGCGCGGCGAAGTCGCTGCCGTACGTCCCGGCCCCGTGCGCGGTGACCGTCCAGCCGTCCCCGGTCGCCGCGGGCTCGTTCAGCTTGCCCTCCCAGACGCAGGACGCGCCGCGCCAGACCTGGATGACGCGCCCGGGGTTCAGCGCGTCCGTGCGCAGTTCCGGGGGCGTGCGCAGCAGCAGGCTCAGGTTCTCCGGGCCGCCGGGGCAGGTGTAGCTGCGGGTCATGTTCGTCACGTGCCCGATGGCGCCGAGCCAGCGCGGGCTCTTCGGCGCCGGGACTGACTGCGCATTGTCGGTGCTCACCGGGGCGGCCAGCGGGGACGGGGTGAAGAAGACGTACCAGTTCTGCGTCCCGGTGACCGGCAGCGTGCCGACCACCGTGAAGACCGTGGGCTCCTTGAGGCTCCCGCTGGCGTACAGCCGGAACTTATCCCCGGTGAACGCCGGCGCCACGGGGGTGAGCGTGCTGTTCGTGGGCGCGATGAAGAAGTCATACCCGCCGAATGCGCCGTACTGCGCCTGCGCCTGGCCGCCCGGGGCCTTGCCCCCGCCGGACAAGATGACGGACCAGAACTGCCCCGGCGGCTCAAAAGTGACAGCCTGGCTGTAGTTAACCTGCTCAAGTGCCACTCATCATCACCTCTCCGGCGTTGCCCATCGCGTGCTCACGGGATATCGCTGGCGGCTACCGCAGCCCGCACGAGGCAGTCCTTCGCCTCCACGAGCTTGTGCAGCCCGCGCGTCAGCTCCGGGTCGTCGGCGCTGATCATGCCGAGCAGGGCCTGCGCCAGGGTCGCGACGGCCAGGGACACGTCGCGCGGCGGCCCGGCCGGCAGCTGCCCGTAGTCGAACCACCGGGTGACGTCCTGCACCGCGCGGTGGCGGCCCGTGGCGTCAACGGCGTGCGGGATGCCCATCACTGCGCGCCTATAACCTGGGTGGAGCTATTCACGAATGAGTACGGCAGAACGTAAGCGCCGCCGGGGGCCAGGCCGTGGTAGATGTTGCCGAGGGCATTCAGGTCCGCGGCCATCGACCGCATCAGCGCCAGGTCCCCGGTGGTAACGCCGATGCCGGTCATGTCGCCGTCAGACTGGGCGGACAGCCAGGCGTAGAAGTTCTGCGCGCTGATGACGGAATCCCGTACGGCTACCGCCCGCTGGGTGGCGGCGCTGGCGATCAGCCCGGGATTGGCGATGGCGGTGAACATGAGGCTCCCCTGGTCAGTTGTCGAGTGCGAGGAAGAAGTCGAGGACCAGGACGCCGGAGGTCGTGGCGCCGTTGATCACCTGGACGGTGCCGGCTGAGGCGATCCGGAAGAAGATGCCCGAGCTGGCGCCCGTGGCCGTGTGGAAGCCAGCCGCATGGTCCTGGGTGGAGGCGGGCCGGTACCCGGCGGGCAGGGTGAACGCGGTGGACGGGAACCCGCCGGTAACCCCGGACGGGTCGAGTACCCCCAGGACCCAGACGGCACTGAACGGCATGCGCTTGTACTGAATGGTGGTGCTGGCCCAGTTGTTGGACAGTCCCGGCGTGTGCCAGGTCTCCACGTTGGCCGGGCTGGACCCCGGCTGGAAGGCGGTGACGTCCCCGGTGAACCCGGCGGCGAAGTCATTGCCGGCGTCGTCAGTGGCCGCCGCGGGCATCATCCCGGCCAGGGCCACGCCGGGCGTGACGTAGGTGATGGTGACGGTGCCGTCGCCGCCGTCGCCGCCGTGCACCTGCGCTGCCCCGGTGTGCCCGATGACGGTCAGCACGGGCGCGCCCGCCTGCCCGGCGCCGGCGAAGGACCCGTAATAGTCGGTGTCGAAGGCCGGGACGGTGCCCAGGACCAGCGCCTTGGCCGTCCCGGCCTTCAGCGGGCCGGCCAGCGTGTCGCTGACGTCCTGGACGTGGGCGGCGCTCATCGGGACGGGGTACGTCTGCCCGGCGCTCACCCCGGTCACGCCGTCGAAGCTGGCGGGCATCGCGGTGGCGGCGCTGTAGCCCAGCTGCACGGTCAGCCCGGTGCTGTTCCAGGACGTCAGGTTGGTCATCGTCAGCCGGACGGTGTCGACGGTCACTGCCGCCAGGTCCGCGGCCACCGATGACGGCAGGATCATCAGTGACGTCATGGTGCCCAGGAAGTCCCCGCCGCCGGATTGCTGGCCGCCCTGGAACATCGTGTTGCCGATGGCGGCGTACCGGTTATCCGCGTTCCCGCCGAGGGCGTCGCTGCCGTAGTAGGTGCCGGAGAACGTAGGGCTGTAGGTGAAGACGACCTGCCCCGCCGCGGTAGCCGCGCCCACCCCGCCGCCGCCCGCGCCGGGGGTGCCGCCGTCTGTGCCGGTAGCGGCGGAGTTGCCGCCCGCGCCGCCGGCCACGCCGCCGCCAGGGCCTGCGCCGCCGCCGGCCGCGCCGGTCCCGCTGACGGACTTCGCGCCTGAGCCGCCGGCGTTGCCGGAGCCGCCGGAGCCGCCGCCGCCGCAGCCGCCCGTTGACTGGGTGCCGTCCCCGCCGCCGCTGCCGCCGGAGTGCGCGATCGTCTGCGCGGCGTTCAGGGCAGCGTGCGCGCCGCCGTTCAGCCCGTCCGATCCGCCGCCGGCGCCCGCGTAGACGCCCGGCCCCCCGGTGATCCCGTTGACGTCGAAGTAGCTGGGATTGCCGTCGTCCCCGAAGCCCTGGTTATTGATGGAGCCGTCACCGCCGTCACCGACGACGTAGGCGTAAACGGTGCCCGGGACCACCGGGTAAGACGGTTCCTGGGAGTAGGCCCCGCCGCCGCCCCCGCCGCCGCCGTGCGTGGAGTTGCCGCCGCCCGCGCCGCCGCCCGCCCCCCAGGCTTCGATCTTCGCCGACGTGACCCCGGCCGGGCAGGTCCAGGAGTACTTGCCCGCCGTGGACTGGGTGACGACGGTCGCCGTGGGCGTGTACGCGGTGACCGGCTCGCCCTGGCTGGCTACCAGCGCAGCCAGCCGGGCCTCGGTGAGCTGCGCCTTGGCTGTCGTCTTCGGCAGCAGTTGCGGGTCGTTCGGGCCGGCCATCAGGCGTCACCGCGCTCGATGACGCAGTGCCTGCCATGACCCCAGAGGACTGGTAGGCTCCGTGAGATAGACATTTTCACACAAGCCTCTCCAAGAACCACCTGTTGAGGAAGGAGACGGCGAGGTCCGGGGCGCCGTCAACCGTGTAGGCCAGGAACAGGTTGTCGCCCGGCTGGATGTAGAAAGGCGACCCGGAGACCAGTACGTTGTCCAGCACGCTGACCGCCTGGGAGCGGTCCAGGTCCGAGCCGAGGACGAGGCCCAGGTCCCGCTCGATGGTCGGCTCGTCAATGTAGAAGTTGGCGTAGTCAGTGCCGGGCGGGACGTTGATGATCACCGTGCTGCCCTGGGCGTCCAGGAACAGCACGTCCAGGAACTGGTCATTGTTGTCGGTGTCAGTGATCGAGACGGTGAAGAAGCCCGAGGTGTTGGACGGGTCCAGTCCCTTGACCGGCAGCGTCAGCTCGCCCATGACCACGATGCCGTTGACGATGTCGGTGGACGGGGTGAAGGTCCGCGACACCGACAGCGGGAAGTTATGGCCGCCCAGGTACTCGAACTGGTTGACGGTCACCGTGACCGTCCGCGCCGAGGACGGGCTGTCCCAGGCATAAGCCACTAGCACGACGGTGTACGTGCCGTTGAACAGCGCGTTAACGCCGGAGACCAGCGATGGCACGGTGTACTGGGTGCCGGAGGGCGGGTCTGCGGTGTTGCTGACCGGCACGCACGGGTTCAGCTCCGGCGGGGAATCGGCGCCGGGCCGGTGCGCGACCAGCGTCCGGAACTGGGCCAGCGGCGGGGACCAGGTCAAGACGATGTTGCCGTTGCCGCCCTGGCCGCCTGCCTGGGCGGTGCCCGTCGTGACCGCTCCGCCGCCGCCGCCTCCAGGCGGGGAGGCGCCGTCGCCGACGTCCACGGCTGCCGTGCCGCCATTGGCTCCCTTGCCTCCCCCGGCCACTGCTGCCGCGCCCGTGCCGCCGGAGGCGCCCGCAGTGCCGGCATTGCCGACTGAGGCGCTGCCGCCGGAGCCGCCGCCGCCGCCGCCGTTCGTGCCGCCGAGGCCGCCGGCGCCGCCGTTGCTGTGCGTCGTGTTGGCGCTGCCGGTACCGCCCGTGCCGCCGGTCGCGGTGTTCAGCGCCACCGACTGGCCGCCGTGCGCGGTGACCACCGTGACGGTGGTCGCCGCGGAGCCGAAGGTCGTGCTGGCACCGCTGACCGGCGTGCCGGCGTTGACGGTGTAGGTGAGCCTGACCTGGCCGGCGCCTCCGGCGGCCCCGGGGTTATTGCCCAGGTTGGTGTACCCGCCGCCCCCTCCGCCGCCCGGGGCTGCCCCTGCGGCCGGGAAGCCGGGGTTGCTGGCGCCCGCGCCGCCCGCGCCGCCGCCCGTGACGGCCACGGCCCCGGCGCCGCCCGTGTTGCCGGCCCCGTTGCTGCCCGTGTTGCCGGCCGCTGCCGTGCCGCCGCCGCCGCCTCCGCCGCCGCCGCCGTACGAGGGTGACGTGCCGCCCGTGCCGCCGTTGTGGTGCGTGGTGTTCGCGCTGCCGGAGCCGCCCGCGCCGCCGGAGGAGGTTCCGGCCGGGCTGGCGGGCTTGCCCGGGTGCGCGAGCACCGTCACGGAGTCACCGGGGAAGGTGGTGGACGTGCCGCCGGCGCCGGGCGTCACGCCTGCCTGCCCGCCGAGGCCGACCTTGAAGCTGTAGGTCTTGCCCGGGGTGACGGCCAGCGCAGGCTCGGCCGCGTACTCGCCGCCGCCGGCCCCGCCGCCGCCGGTCGTGCCCGCGCCGCCGCCCGCCCAGCACTCGGCCAGGATCGCGGTGACGTTGGCGGGGCACGTCCAGCTGCCACTCCCCGGGGAGGTGAAGGTGAGGACCTGCTGGCTGGCGCCGGTCGTGCCTGCCGTGCCGCAGGAGTACGGGACGGGCGTCCCCTCAGTCACCGTCAGGGCCGGCTCGGCCGCGTACTCGCCGCCGCCGCCGCCGCCGCCCTGCCCGGACGTCGAGCGCGACCCGCCCGCGCCGCCCGCGCCGATGCACTCCGCCTTGACGGACGTCACGCCGGGCGGCGGCCACCACACGCCGGAGCCGGACAGCTCAAGGGACAGCGGGTCGGCCTGCGGAAGCTGGAACTGGCAGGAGACGGGGGTCCGCGCGGTGCCCGGCACGCCCATCACGTTGTAGACGACGCCGCGCTGGGAGGCGGGGGCGGCCAGGGACGGCGGGTTGGCGACCACGTCGTCAAGCCAGGCGTTCATCCGGACGAAGGCCGTCTTGCCCTGGCCTGCCCAGTTGGACAGCGTCAGTGAGTACGAGGCGACGGATGCGTAGTTGAAGCTGGCGTTGCCTTGCGGGACCGGCGCGGTGACGCGGGTCCATTTCGGCACGAGCGCCTTGCTGTTGTACGGCAGGCCATTGAATGTCCGGTGGAAGGTCAGCTTGTGGCCGCCGTTATCGGTCAGCGTCCAGCGGAAGGTCACGTTGGACTTGAATCCCGAGTGGGGCTTGCCGAACAGCGGGACGTAGTATGCCTGGCCGAACCATACCGACAGCACCGGCAGGCCGGTGATATTCAGGGACAGGCCGCTCTTGGAGTAGGTCACCGGGACGTAATTCGCGTTCGGCGGGGTGTACCGGGCGGAGTGCGGGCCGACCACGAACTGGGTGGTCTGCGTCCAGCCGGTGCCGGACACGGTGCCGAACGCGTCCAGCGTCACCGGGGCCGGCGGCGCGGCGATGCCGTTGAGGATCGGGCTGGAGAAGGCCACGTCCGTCAGCTGGTCCGGTGCGCTGCGGCCGTAGGGCAGCGCCTGGAAGGTCAGCGTGATGACGGCCATCGGCAACGGCTGGTTCGGCAGGAAGCCGTAGGAGAACACGGTGGGCAGCGCGCGGAAGCAGTCGAAGACCTGGGTCAGGCCCGTGGAGGAGGGCGTCCAGGTCAGCGTCCAGGAAGGCTGGTCCACCGCCTGGATCAGGTACTCCTTGGCAGCCGACAGCGTTGCCTGGTCCGGTGCGGTGATCCTGACCGGCAGCGTGATCGTGCGGTTGGACGCCCGGGTGCCGAACGGCCGCTCGCCGTCCAGCAGCAGGGTCTGCACCTGGCTGACGGTCGGCTGCGGGGCGCCCAGGTCCCAGGTCATCCCCGGGCTCGCGGCGGAGCCCGGGGACGACGGGGCGAACAGCCGGAAAACGGCCCCGGTGCCGGCCGCGTTCACCAGGGCGGGAATGTCCGACTGCACGCCGGATGCCCCGCCGAGGACCTCGATCAGGTCCGCGATGATGAGCGAGTCGCTAGCCACCGTAGTACCCCCTGCCGGCGCCGCGGGCTGCGGCCACGCCGATCCCGTGCGCGAACTGCTGGCCCTGCGCCCCGGTGACCCGGGTGTTCTCCTGGACCGCGTGGATCATCTGCCGCAGCAGCATGTTGGTCTCGTGCAGGGAGCCGGGGCCCTGCGCCGGGCTGACCATCTCCGCCTTGCCCGAGGTGTTGACGCCCACGCCCCACGGGGGCAGGATGCCGCCCTTGTCATAGGTTGAGCCGACCAGGCCGCCGGAACGGTAGCCGTGCCCGTGCCCGATCACGCCCGCCATCGCCGCCCCGCCGTAGCGCGCGGAAGCGTAGTGGATAGCTGCGTATATTTGTGCCATCGGATTTTCTGATACCGTGCCTCCGCCAAAATTCACCAGCGGCGGGGTGTTAACATAGGGCCCTGCGTAAGCATGGAAGGTCCCAGGTATGAGTTGGAGGAGCCCAACGGACGGATGACCCGCCTGAGCGTTACTGTCCGTGAGGTTCACGGCGTTCAAATTTCCGCCAGATTCTGTTTGAATCTGAGAAAGCCAGTTGGAAACCAGGGACAGCGGCAGGCCCATCGAGCTCAGGACGGCGGAGATGTCGGCGGCGTAGTTGCCGGAGCCGGGCCCGAGGAACACCCCGCCGCCGGCCGCTGCCGCTGCTGCCGCTGCGGCCTGGGTGGCCTTGATGGCCGCGTTCGCGAAGGCCACGGCCGAGTTCTGGCCGAACAGCGCCTCGGAGTTGCTGAACCCGGTGATGCCCTTGGTCACCTGGGTGTCCACGAAGCCGGCCAGGCCGCCGGCCGCGTACCTGCGCGCGGTGACGCCGCCGAGCCACGGCGACTGGGTGGGCGTGGCGGTGAACCCGGGGATACGGCCGCGCAGGTGGTCGACCAGGCCGGCGCTCACCATGTTCGCCGGCACGACGAGCTCGCCCTTGCTCAGGAACGCCGCCACGTCATCCGCGGTGGGCGTTGACCCCCGGTTGATGAACAGCCCCTTGGCCGGGGTGAGCACGTGCCCGCCGCCAGGCCCCGAGGCGCCGCTGATCCGGCCGGTCGTGGTGTTCAGCGTCCGGGTGGCGACGCCGGTCCCGCTGATGGTGATGTTGCCCTTGCCCTGCATCTGGAGCACGATGTCGATCGCCTTGCTCAGCGGGATGTGCAGGATCTTGGAAATCATCGCGGCGATTTCCCCGGTCGTGTCGTGGGCGGCGCGGCCGGCGTTGATGATGGACTGGACCAGCGCGTCCTGCTGCGGCTTGGCCTTGGCGGCGTCGCCGCCGGACTGGGCGAGGGCGGTGCCGTAATCGGTGGCTGCCTTCTGCACGCCGTCATAGGCCAGGATCGCGTTATTAATGTCGCCGATCAGCTCGTTGGCGAGGAACTGGCCCTGGGACTGCATCGCCCCGGTCAGCAGCGCCTCCTGCGTGGTCGCCTCGTCGGTGATCTTCTTCAGGTCCTTGGTGGCCGAGCCGGTGTTCTGGAGCCACTTGTTCAGTTCCTTGAACGCCGCCGGGCCGGTGTACCCGGCCGTCCGGGCGATCTTGGTCAGCTTGTCCAGCAGGGCCTGGTCGCCCTTGGCGTGCGCGAGCAGCGGGGTAATCGACTTCTTGACGCTCACGGTGAGCGCGTCGTTCTGGTTAGCGGCTGCGCCCAGCCACTTGGTCAGCTCCTTGAGGGAGACCGGGCCGGTGTAGTTGGCTTCCTGCGCCAGCGCGACCAGCTGGGCGGTGGCCTCGGTGGACCCGCTGGCGTACCGCAGCAGCGGCGCGATGGCGTCCTTGACGGCCTGGCTGAACGCGGCGGTGCCGCCGATCGCGGTGCGCAGGGAGCCGAGCATCCGGTCGGTGTTGGTGACCTGCTGGGTGAACGCCTGGTTGAGGTCCAGGCTGGCCTGGGACAGCCCGTCCATCGAGGCGCCGGTCAGCGTGCCGGTTAGCGTCAGCTGGCCCAGCTTGTTCTTCAGCGTCTCGCCGCTGCCGCCGGCCTTGGCGAAATTCGCGTTCAGGTTGACGATGCCCAGCGCCACCGTGTCGAACGTCCCCTGGGTGCTGGTGACGTCGCCGATGAAGGTGTTCCATGCCTGGTTCAGCTTCTGGGTGGCCTGGTACTGGTCGGTCTCGGTGCGGCCCAGGACCTCCAGGTTGTTCTCCAGCGATCCGGTGACCCCCGTCATGGCCCGGATCGCGTTGATCGTCCCGTCGATCTCCGCGGTGTCGATGGCCCACGCCTGGCCCTGGTCCTTGGTGACCTGCGCGGTGGTGATGCCGGCGGCGTTCAGGATGCCCAGGGCGGCGGCGGAGCTGCCGTAGGCCCGGATCAGCGGCTGAAGCCGGGACTGCTCGGTATCGCGCTGGCCCTGGAGGGTCGTCAGCGCCGCCTGGAGGTCCTTCACCTTGGCCGTCTGCTCGGCTATGGCGTCCCGGGCGCCCAGCACGGTCGGGACGTAGTTCTTCCCGGAGGCGACGTACTGGGTGGTCTGGCTGTTCACGGCGGCCTGGTCGATGGCGAGCTGCTTCTGGGCCGCGGACAGGTCCACGGCTGCGGCGGCTGCCGCGCGGGCGTTCGCCGCCAGGGACTGGGTGATGGGGGCGGCGTCCGCCAGGGCGACGATGTCAGAGGCGAGGTTCCTCGTGGCGCTGGAGCTGTGGTTCAGCCAGAGGACCAGGGCGGTCAGCCCGGCTATCGCCAGCCCGACCCAGGCCACGGGCGAGACCCGGGACAGCAGGGCGCCGGCCGCCGCGGCAATTCCCTCGGCGGCGGCCATCCGCTGGAACATCACGGCCGCGAAGGCTGCCCGCGCCCCCGCGTTGACCAGGGCGCCGGTCAGCGGGACGAGGACCCTGGCGTACAGGGCCGTTCCCAGCGTGACCGCCAGGCCGATGTAGATGAACGCCCCGTGGATGGCCAGGCCCCAGCGCAGCACCGGCTCGATCATCGCGGTGAAGTTCTCCAGCAGCCGGGTGACGACCACGCCGAAGGCCAGCAGCTTCTGGGCGTAGTCCGGCACCACGTTCAGGATGTTGCCGATGGCGCCGAACACGTTGCCGAAGGAGTTGCCGAGGCCGAGCAGGCTGTCGGAGGCGTTCTTGGTGAAGACGTCAAAGGCTTTGCCGTTTGACAGCGCCACGGTGATCCGGGCGGCCAGGTAGTCAACGACCGGCCCCGTCTTCGCCACGATCTTCTGGAAGTCATTGGTGCGGCTGCTCATGACCGTCAGGGCGTCGCCGAAGATCTGGTACACCTGGGGCCGGACGGCGTTGTGCAGCTTCTCCATGGTGCCGGTCAGCGGGAACATGGACTGGTTGGTGGCGTCTGCCGCGGTGTGCAGCGCCTGCATGCGGATGAAGATCTCCTTCGCCGCATCGGAGCCGGCGATGCCGAACGCGGTGGCTGCGATGGCAGCGCCGCCCCAGACGGCGATCAGCTCGACCAGGATGTCGGCGGCCAGGTGCATGACGGTGACGTGCGTGGCCCAGGCGGGCAGGATTCCCTGGAGCAGGCCGCCGAACAGGGTGACCTTCGCGCCCAGCACGGCGAAGATGCCGCCGAGCCAGCCTCCGGTGACGCCGAAGGCCCGCATGCCGTTGTTTCCCTGGACGATCAGCGGCGGCACCTTGCCCAGGGCGATGCCGAGCAGGTTCTGGGCCACGGTGACCTGCGTCGTGGCCGCCGCTGCGCTGGCCGCCGCCGCCGCGGCCTTCTGGAAGGCGCCCTCCAGGCCGAGCAGCGCCGAGTTTGCGGCGGCCAGGCCCGCCACGTCCACGTTCATCCGGATGTCATGCGCCTGCGCGGTCAGGGCATCGATCTCTGCCCTGACCTGCGTGATGGCCGCGGTGACGGCGGAGGTGTCCGCCAGGACCCGGGCCGTCACCGGATGAGACTTCAGTACCCGCAGCTTTGCCTCGACGGCGTCGAGCTTGGTCAGCGTGGCCGCCAGCTGCACGTCATCGATCACGCCGCCGAGGTTGATGATCTTGTCGAAGCCATTCAGGGTCTTCTCCAGGTTCTTCGCCTGAAGCTCCAGGGCCGCGATCTGGGCGATGGCCTGCTTGGTGTCCGCGTCGATCTGCAAGTGCGAGGACTTCTGCACCAGGGCGGCCAGCTTCGCCCGGAGGGCGGCGACCTGCGCGTCAATCCTGGTGGTGTCCGCGCTCAGCGTGAGGCCGGTGACCGTCTTGGCCAGGGCGAGCAGCCTGGCCTGCAACCCGCTGATGACGGCCTGGGCCTGCTTGTCGTCAGCCCCGATGGGGATCGTGACGAGCTGCCTGGACAGCGCGTCCATCCGGGTTTTCATGTTCGCGACCGAGGCCGCCAGCCCGCCGGAGTCCGCGGTGAACTTGACGCTGACCTCAGGCTTGATCCCGGCCAGCGCCGCCTTGATCTGAGCGTCCAGCTTCACGCGGAAGCCGGTGGCATCGGGGCCCACCGTTACGAAGGCATCCCCTAGCTGGCGGGCCATGTCAGAAAGTCCCCTCCAGCGACCACAGGCCGGTGGTCAGGAAAGGCTCCTTCACCCGGTCAACCCGGGGGTCCTCCAGGAAGAAGGCGGGGTCGCCGGGGGCGTTGGCGCTGGCCCAGAAGAAGCCGGCGGACGTGTGCCCGCGGGCCGTGTGGATGGCCGCCTTGGTGAACCCGGGCGGGCGGGCGTTGCTGCGCGAGCTCCAGGCCGGCGTGGCGCGCACGGGCACGACGGCGCGGGCGACGATCGCGGCCTGGCCGGCCAGGTCCTGGATGAACAGGCCGACCGGGCCGTCTTCGTCGTTCACGTACGCGTGGATGGCGGCATCATCAAGACGGACGTCGCTCACTGCTTCATCCACTCCCCCGGGATCTCCTCGTCCCGGCTCCCCAGCGGGGCCGCAACGGGGGCGTCGGGATCATCGAAGGCCATGCCCTGGGCTTCCTGCCAGGCGCGCAGCGCGGCCAGCGCGCTAGCCTCCGGGCTGACTCGCATGCCGATGTCCTCCTCGAACTTCTCCAGCGCCGCCGCGTCCATCCCCGCCGCGAGAGTGACGAAGGCGACGTTGAGCAGCTGGCGCGGGGTCAGCGCCTCGATCCCCTTCCCCGTGCCGTTCTTGAGGAGCTCCCCGTCGAGGCGCGCCGCGTTCGCCGCTGACCAGGCGAGGAGCCAGCGGGCGGCGGCGTAGGGCGGCCGGATACCAGCTCCAGGACCTTGGCCACGACGTCGAGCAGGGCCTCCGCGTCGGCCTTGGTGATCATGGCGTGCTCTTCGAAGGCGTTCCAGTCACCGCGGACGTAGGACGCGCAGGACCGGTCGTTGCCGGCCTCGCAGTCCGCGCACTCCCCGCAGCCAGGCTCGCCCGCGTAGATGCAGTCCCGCAGCAGCGAGTACATGGCCGACATTGCCCGCGGGTCGCTGGTGTCCACGTCGGCGGCCGAGGAGAACTTCAGCAGCGGCATGAGCCCGATCCGGTCCGCGATCCGGAACGACTTGCCGAGCAGCTCGACCTGGTCACCCGCGTCGGCGACGACGCCGGCCTTGACCTCGTCCTGGCTGGCGTCCCGGTTCGCCTGCCGGGCCGCCGTGCCCTGGATGACGGCCAGGTCGCGGTCCGTCTTCGCCGGGATGTCCGGGCCGGTGCCGTCCTCGTCACGGTCGTCCGGCTCATACCGGGGGATGACCTCCCGGGTCGCCCTGGCCCTGGCCGCGGCGCGCGGCGGCGGGAGGGGGGCAGCCGGGGCGTCGTCCCAGTCGATCGTGTAGTCAGCCTCTGCGTCCGGCATCGCTCACGCCTCCCCGAGCTGCGCGGTCAGGCGGGCGATCTGCTCGCGGGCCCAGGTCTCGCCGTCACGCGTCTCGTTCTCGGTCGCCGCCAGGACCCGGTCCTCCAGGTCCGGCGCGTCGTTGCCCTGGTGGTGGCGCATTGCGTTCACGATCGTGCCGACCAGGTTGTAGCGCTTGGTCCGGTGCGTGAACAGGGTCATGTAGAGCAGGCGGCGCGTCTCGTCCAGGTCCTCGGCATTCGAGGGCCGGGCGGAGCGGGTGCCGTCCTGGGCGACGTCCTGGTCGCGTGCCGTGAGGTTGTCCTGCATTTCCCGGACTGCCTCGTCTTCCGTAGCCATTCGTTCCGTCCCGTATCAGGTAGAAGGGCGCATACTCTTGAAGACCGGGTTGTGGTGACCCTGGGCGGAAGGCGCGCGGGCGGCAGGGTGTACTCGCAC